CTATTGACATAGAGCCATTTCGATATACTCGTTGAGCTTGTCCCAATACTCCCCGAACGCCGACTGCTTGCCCTCCATGTAACCATAGTAATCGTCAATAAGGAGGAGCAACGTGCTCACGAGGAGCATCATGCGCGTCAGCGGGTTCGCCTTCATGACCAGTGCGAGCCCCGCCAGTGCGGCGGTGGCTATCTTCGCCCCTTTGGGGAAGCTCTCCCACATCCGCCAGAGGGCTTTCCCGACGCTCAGAACAAGCATCAGAAAATGCTTTCCGATGTTGATGATGTAGACGAGCATGCGCGCGGCTTTCTCCGTCCAGACGCTCATGTTCTTGACGAACATGTCATTGAAGCTGCGGAACTTCTCCCGCGCCTCTGCAAGCGGGCGGTTCAGGTACTTCATGAGATAGTACCCGACCCACGTCATGGCATAGCTGACCTCCTGCTTGAGCCGTGTGAACTCAAACATGAGGTCGCGGAACCCCTTCATGGTCGCCTCGAAATCCCCGCCGACCTTCATCTTCTGTCCGTCTGCGGTGAGCTTGTTGAATCGCTCCATCAGCTCCGGTGTCAGCATAATGTCTTGGATGGATTCGCCGAGGGCATCCGTTGCTGCCTTCATCGTCCACGCGGCGTCCTTGCCGACCATCATCTGGCGGGACAGCTTCTGCATGGCGAGGTCTTGCGATGCGGCGGACTTCATCAGGCCGAAGACGGAGGCGGTCACGCCTGCGATCGCCGTGCTGATCATCGCCGAAGCGCGGACGAAATTCGCCGCCATGTGCCCCGTCGCCGTCTCCACTGTACGGTCAAGGCTGTTAATCGTCGCCTCTGCCTGACCAAAGCCCGGCTTATCCAGGCGCACGCCCAGTCCGACCAGATATTCCTGGATCATCTCACCGATCATTGTCTCACCTCCCTCTGCTCGGCTGCGTATACATCCGCACGTCGGCGGTTCTCTCCCTCAACGAGCATGATCTCATGGACATCGAGCAAGTCGTTAAACGTGTACGTCCCGTCCCACAGTTCGTGCTGCTGCCACTTCCCTGCGATGACGGGCGCGTACACCCATGCGTTTACGTTGCGGTATTCGCAAAGCTCAAACTCTGGAGACCGGCTTTCAATTCCTTCAAGCCGTCTCCGGTGAAAAAACCCGCGATGTTGAAGACCAGCACGTGGATTGTCAGCAGAATGACGAGCATCGCGTTGTCTGCGACATCCTCTACGCCCCAGCTGCCGTTATCGTTGAAGAGCGGCGCAGTACGTCCCGGCAGAATCTCACCGACCACGGAGAGCACATCCCTCTGAAATGCGATGAACTCTCCCTTGCTCATGAGCGCGCGGTTCGGCGTTGGCAGTGCGTCGACGTCCTTTCCCTCGGCGCGGAGGGCATTCATGACCTTCGCCTCCATGCCCATGGGAAGCATCTTCTCCATGAGCGTGAATGCGATGTAGCTGCCCGTAAAAGCATCAAAGGAGCGGATTTCAAATTTCCGCCCCTGAATCTCGACTATCTTCTTCGTTTCCCGTTTCATCGTCTACCTCCTCCGATCACAGCTGGATGCGCTGAATATCTGCGAACAGAATCTGCCACGAGACGCGCTGCCCCTGGCTCTGCAGCGGCTCATCCGGCTCCTTGACGAACGACCCGCCCGAGCAATAGTACGTCTTGCCCATCTTTGGGGCTTCGACGGTCATGGAGATTGTTGTCCATGCCGAGGTGTCCGCTTGCCAGCAATAATTAAAAAGTCCCTGCAGAAACTTATGCAGGGCACTGGTCTGCTGCGCATTGATGGACACCGTACCGTTGTTGCCGGCAATCTTGCTGACCATGACTGCACCGTCCGACGCGACATCATGCACTGAGCGGTCGGTCGTCTTCGAGACGGTCATGTCGCCGATACCCTCCCCCTGGATGGAAAACGAACCGTACCCGGGGCAGTTGATCGTTGCGTTGACATCGGTAAACGAATAAGTACTTACCGTTGGCATACTCTATATCCTCCCTTCCTCTTAGCGGTTGACGTCGACCTGAATGGTGACGTGGTGAATCGCCCCCGCGAGCTTCATCGACACATAGATCGGCGGCGCGTTGCGTGCGTCACGCTCTGCCTGCGCCTGCTCACTGATCGGCTCGCTCTGGATGAGATAGCCGCCTGGGAGCACCTTCCCGTACTCAAGCGCCATCAGCTCTTCGCCCTTCCAGACGCCCTCCTTGATGAAGCCGATGCGGTTCATGTCGTCGCAGACCTCTTTGATCGCCGTCTTAATGCGTCCCATGCCCGCCTCGGTCTGCGGCACTTTGTTGGCGTTGACGAGCAAGTCCATAATGCCGAGCTGCATGTCGTTCTTGAACTTGTCGAGGTAGATGATCTCATCGAACCACGAGCCGTCGCCGACGCGCCCTTCCTCGAACACATCATAGAAATTGCCACGGTTGACGTAAACGTTTCCGTAGTTCTTCTTGATGTTGTTCAGGTCATTCGACGTGAACGTCTGCATGTAGTTCTCCGCCTGCACACCGACCTCACGTTTGTAGGCTAGTGTAAATGCGCTGTTGATGGTCGATGCGCTCATCGCACCCATCGCCCAGCCGATCGCCGCGCAGATTGCGTCCTTATGTGCGGTGGAATACTGCCCGATGATGCGGCGGTATCCCTTGCTCTTGATCGTGCCGAAGACACCGCCGTCGTCTGCCTTAGCCGTCTCCTCCGCCGTCGTAAAGGCGAACATGGTAGACGGCGTGCACGCCTCGACGTATTCCTGCACGGCGAGAATCTGCGCGTCCGTAATGTCGCCGCAGTAGATGCCAACGTACCACTCGGAATCCGCCTGGCGGCATTCCTGCACCGTCTTTACAGGTGCTTCCTCACTGCCGACCTTCCCGATGGCAACAAGCGGCGGCTTCTTACGCTGCCCGAAGATGAGCGCTGCTGCCTTGTAGAGGCGATCCTCTGTCGTAAATCCAGCCTGAAGCATGGCGTTCAGGCTGTCGTATGTCACGATACGCTTGTTGGCGAAGTCTTCCACTGCGCCGACGTCGCCCATGAGCAGGGCAAGGTTGAACTTCTTTCGCGTCGCCGAAACGGCGGCGAGGTTGACGATAATGTTGACCACAGGGTCAAGCGGCAGCACGTTTTTGAGTGCCATATTGTTCCCTCCTTATGGATTCGCCTGTGCCCCAAGTCGGACGTTGGCGATTCTGCCGACATCCTCCGGCGCGAGGCGATAGAGCTCGTTGAATCGCAGGGTAATATCCCACCTATCCCACCACTTCCCTGCGAAAAGTTCGGGTGCCTGCATACACGTCGGGAGATTCGGGACGATGAACACATCCTTCTGTGCGAGTTTCCTGCGCACCGGCTCGTAAAAGAAGCCGTCCTTCAGGGCATTCACGATCTCGTATGACCTGCGCCCATAGGCGGTCACCTGCAAATCCCACACGCGCGTGCGGGCAGTGTCACGGTAGACGGTTTCATCTGCCTCCCGATATAGGCTGTCTCTCTGCTTCGCGTAGTCGTCATCCACCTCTGCGAGGTACAGAAAAAGAATGTCGTCACTGATCTTCCAGTCGGGCGCACCGCCCTCCGGATACCGCCAGCGGATGAACTTGTCGGGCTTCTTGATGACGTCCGCCGTAATTGCTGACGCCGCATCCCAGAACAAATCCTGGAGCTCACTGTATGTCATCCGCTGTCCTCCTCTCCCAGCAGTGCGCCGATTGCTTTGTAGTAGCCGTTCGCAGCGTAGTCAAAGGTCTGGATCAGCTTGTACCGCTGCCCCTTCCACACGCACACATCGGAGGTCTTCTCCGTGTCCGACACGTCAAGGCTGACCGCATCCGTGATGAATGTCTTCATCCCGTTGACGCGGTCGGCGGTGTCCAGCAGCTCGAGATCCTTGCTGGACGACGGCTGCACGATGCCCTCCACTTTGATTTCCTGCATCTTCGTGTGTGGAACACCGCGCACCCACTCTGTCTCGCTCTGCTTAATGACGAGAAACGTCGTGCAGAAATCGGGGTCATGCACGATCTCTGAAACATCGATTGCCATGCGATCACCCCATATTCCGAATGACGTAGGTGATGGACTTGCGCATCTCACCCGTATCAATGAGCGGGCTGTCACTGCCCTTCGCCTTAATTGTCCGAGCAGAGTTCGGCGGCCACTGATTCTTGGGATTCTCAAACCATGCGCGCGCGGCATTCTGCGCGACCATACCGGCAAGCTCCAGCCCGCGCTCTGCCCCTGCCATATCCCCGCGCATCACGGCACGATACGCCCCTGCGACCTGTTTGCCGATCGCCGCCTTGCTGTCCCTGATCGCGGGCTCCAGGACGGGACGCGGCGGAATGGCGTAGGCCGGGCTTCCATGCGTCTGGACATAGAGACTGTGCGCTGCGCTGTACTTCATCCCTGCATTGATGCTCTGCTGCATCGACGCCCGCATTGCAGGCGCACGGACGCCGTGCGTATGGAGGTAAAGAAGCTCTGCGTTGTTCACCATGTCACCGTCTCCGGGACGCTGCGCTTCGTCTTGCGGGATGCCGACGAGGACTTCCTTTTTCGTCATAGCCTGCACCTTGCTGACCATCGCTGTGAATCCCTGCCCCATCTTCGTGACGGTCGCCGTGCCTGTTACCATACGACCATCCCCCCGATGGCGTACATCCGCGCCAGCGTGAGGAACTGCTGACCGTAGGCCGTCAGCTTGTACGTTCCCCAGCCCGCGAAGTCCTCGTTGATGCTGCCGAAGTCGTAGGACACAGAAATGTCGCCCGCGCTTTTGGAGCTCTGCAGCCCCTTGGCGAGCCCCGCAGAGATTTTCTTCTGCACAGGATCATCCGCACTGCCCGCCGTCTGCAAGTACAGCGTCAGCCAGTGCGCGATGTAAAGTCCCATGCAGAGCTCCCATGCATCGTGGTAGCGGTTCTTGTAGAGGGAGGCGTGCGCCATGTTGACCCATGCGCGGATCACGACCTCCGGCACAGTCCCGCCGCCGAACTGCGGATAGGCGGCGAGAAAATCCTCGGCTGTGTATTCGGGATTGCCTCCCGTCCGAATGTTCGACGCGGAGGCGATAATCCCGAATACGTCCACTCCTTCGTAGAGCATATCTTACTCCTTCTTGTCGCCATCCTTCGGCGGCTTCGGCGCCTTGTCATCCTTTACGTCGCCGTCCTTCGGCGCCTTGTCATCCTTTACGTCGCCGTCCTTCGGCGCCTTGTCATCCTTTACGTCGCCGTCCTTCGGCGGCTTCGGCGTCTTGTCATCCTTCGGCTCGCTGCCGATCTCGATGCTGCCGTCTTCCTGTGCCCATTCGTACATCGGGTCTTTCGTGATCCAGTCGGGGAGCGTCGCGAATGCGTACGGCTCCGCCGTCACGATCTCGCCCGTCTCCGGGTTGCGGAATCCGATCTTCTGTTTTGCCACGAGTTTAATCATGCTGCGCCTCCTCTTTAGATGCCGTCGCGGTAGATGAACGGCTCGATGTAGTGAATCTTGACCTGCCCGACGTTCGCCATGTAGAGGCTGTCGTAGGACGCCGTGCCGACGTTCGGCTGCGTCATGACGCGGCTCATCGGTACGGGCACATCCATGCCGACAAAGCGACGCTGGTTGACGTAGGCGACCATGCGGTTCTTCTTGCCGACGCCTGCGCCGATGCAGAACCGGCACTCGGCGATCACGAGGTCAACGCCCTTTGCCTTGGCGATGTTGTGGTCGACGAGGTACTGCATGATGGAGACGGGCGTCGGGTAGCCGTTGACGCTCACCATCGTGCGGTTGATGTACGCAAAATTCGCAGGGTCGATGAGGATGTGGTTCGGGATGGCGCTGTTGTCGTACTGCGCCCCCGTCCATCCGGCGATGATCGCCTCGTCGATGTCGTTCAGGATCTCGGTCGGGGTCTTGTGCGCCCAGTCCGTCTGACCGCTTGCCCCTGCCGTGACTGACGTCGCCGTGATCTGCTTGTCGTTGAGCAGTCCCGTCGTTCCGTACGCCGCCTGTCCGAGGTAGGTGTTGATGTCCATGTACTTGTCGTAGTCGAGGCGGATGCCGTCGTTGTAGATGTCCTCGATGCTGCGCCCGGTGACCGCGCCACGCAGCTGATCCTGAATCTTGATGGACATGGAGACCTCATAAGGGAGCACCTTGTAGAGGTCTTTGCTGAGATCGGCCTGGATCCGACGCACGGCGTTCTGGATGCCGCCGACGCCGTCTGCCTGTCCGCCCGTGACGCTGTACTCAACGTTGAACGCGGACGTTGCCTCGACCCAGCCGCCGCCGCTCTCGATCTCGATGTCGCGCGGGTAGGTCGTGCTCGTCAGAGGCTCGCGGAGGAGCGGGTCGAGCTTTTCAAGCTCGCTCTCCAGGAACGCCAGCCCGCTCGATACCGCCGCTGCATCCATCGTCAACATGGCAGTGCCGCCGCGCTGGGGCGGGGTTGCGAGATTATACTGTTTCTTCATATCGTTGCTTCTCCTCTCTTACACACCCTGGCGCACGATGATCGTGAGCTCTGCGACGCTGCGCGCGTCTGCACCACTCGACCACTTGACGCCCGTCAGCTCAACGCAGTTGCCTGCCTCGTTTGCCGCACCGAGGTCGCCGACCTTTGCCCCTGCAGGGCTTGTACCGCTGACGACCTTCGTGCGGACGTAGACCTTCGCGCCGACCTTTGGCGTTCCCCACGCACACGTCGCGGAGATGCCGCCGCGCTGGAGCACGTCACACGCCTCGCCTGCCGCGTAGTATCCGAAATTCTGATAGGGGTACACCTTCGCCGACTTGACCTTGCGCATGGCAATCCCAGCGAAGTCGTCGGCGGTATTCGTCGAGCCGAAGATCGCGACCGAGCCGTCCTCCTTCTGGACGACGGGTGCCCCGAACGGGATATCTGCCGCCCCTGCGGCAACAGGGCGCGTGCGGCTGACCTCATCGCCCTGGCGGGACGCCTGCCCCGGATAGCCGTATGTCATGTTGATTCCGATTGTAGTTCCCGGCATAATTACTTCTCCTCCTTCTTGCAGTGCGGATTACGCTTGCGGCAATTCTCGCCGTAGGCACGCATCTCTTTCTCCCGTGTCGCAGCATCCGCTGTTTTCCGACGCGAGAGAACGCCATAGCCCCCGGGGAGCGGCTGCGTGTCCCGTGTGCGCATGGCCTTCTTGAGCGTGCGCGAGAGTGCATCCGACGCACGTCTCTGCTGACGCGGCGGCATGGCGGCGATGAACGGCCGCATGGTGCGGATCACCGACAGCGCAAGTGCGCGGTCTGCCGCAGCCACAGGCTTCTTTTCGTCTGCCGGCACATCCTCTGGATCCTCATCCTCTTCGAGCTGCTCGGGCGGCACGGTCACGCTCTCCTCCTCGGATTCATCGTCCTCCGTTTCGGCAGGCTTCTCGCCGCCCTCTTCCAGCTCCTCCTCGAGGTCGTCCAGCGCCTCGGTCTCCTCGGTCTCATTGCCCGGCTCTTCGTCCTGCGTCTTCTGCTTCTGGAATGCGTCAACCTTGGCGCTGAGTGCCTCCATCGCGTCCATGATCGCCTGGACGTCCTTGTCCATTGTGCTCTGCTGGGTCTCAGCAGGATCGCCGCCCTCTGCCTCATCGACAGCGCGTGCCGCTTCGCGGACTTCCTCCGGCTCTGCATCCTTCGCAAATGCGGCAAACATCCGATGCAGAATACTGCCCTTTCTTGCCATCTGTTTTCCTCCTTCTGGCGTTGCCTTGGCGTCGCGGATGGCTACTTCGTGCCCCGCGCGCCCCTCCTCGACGACAGCGACATGGTTGCCGATGATGTCTTCTTGGCAGTACGTGCCGTCGTCCCTCTCGATGTATTTGCACTCGTACCCGCACGAAATTTCCCGCTTGCCCGCGTCAATCTTGGCGATAAGCGCGGCGTCGTACACGACGAGATCGCAAATCAATTTGTCCCTGTCCGCCCCGCTGCCGCGTCGGACGTTCTGAACCGTTCCCTTGGTGTAGCTCGCGTAGTTCGACGCATCCACACCGACGGGTGGATGGTCGTCTGTCACGGGCTTACCTTCAAACGAAGCGACTGCCGAGGGCTTGAACACCTCATCTTCCTCGCGGTATACCTTAAGGAATCCGCCACCGCCGTCGTCTGCGACGCCGAGCTCCTGCGGCATGTATTCCTGCATCCCCGTGCGGCAGATCGGGACGCTGTGACACACGAGAAACCCCTCGGGCGTCTTTGTCATGTGGGCGGAGAATCGCGCCCCGTAGAATGCTTTCAATGGACATTCCCCCTCAAAATTGACATAAGAAAAGCACCCTTGCGGGTGCTCCGTGTGCGGTATTATCTTTTGTATTGTGTCTCGAAATCGTAGACGGTATCAAAATCGCCTTTTTCAAATAAAGGAAACAGTCCATCGCTGCCGTTCAAAATCTCCTCTTCCCTCCAGCGATCCCCTCTCTGGATATTCCATATCTCTATTGCTCCACCTTTGCCGCCGCGTGCTTCCAACGCTTTCTTGCGGTAGAAGTAGGTCAATGAAATGGCGAGGGATGCAGCTTGTTGATCTGGGGAGGCATTGCGTATCGCATCGTCTGCTTTCGCCTTCTTCTTCCATCGATCAACCAGATACATTTCGCCGGGATTCAGTTGCTTGAGCAAACGATCCATTTTATTCATCATCGAGAACCACCTCCTCGTAGGTTATGATTTTTCCATCCTTCTTTTCTACCTTCATTATGCGAGTTTTTGTACCTTTGTCAAGCAAGAATTCATTCTCGTCTGCATAACTGGAGACACTTTTGATGTAGCCGCCTTTTGCCTTTTTCGGAACAAAAAAATGCCGGATAAGCTCTTCGTCGCCGTACGTTCCACCCTCCGCCGGCGTGGATGATAAGAAGGCCGCATTTGTAAATACTTCGCCATCTTTTTTCATCTTTTTCAAGTCTTCAAAAGTCGCACCGTTAGGATTATTCTTCGTTGCCCAGTCCATCAATGTGCATTTGCGACACACCCACATATCCGGGTGATCCATCTTTGCAAGTCCTGCACTGATGTTGTCCACCTTCTCTTGAATGGCTTCCTTGGTGTATTCTCCAAACCCCTCTACCTTTCCATAGCACAAGTAATCTCTTAGATGCTTCGAGCCTTGCGTATAGCGAAGGACTGATTTTTTCTCTTGTTTTGTATATTTTGCCGTCTGGACAGAACCGTACTGATCTTCAAAATTCTTGAAAGCAGGATCTATAACCGATTCGTACTCTGTCGCATACAGTCCAAGCGTCCCCTTCGGTGTACTGATGCCCGTCGTTGCCTTGGTGAGCTTGATCTTGGACAGCCCCTTGGTCTGCAGCTGTCCCGGCTTTGGTTGTGCTGCGATTTGCGGTTGCACTGTCGGCTGCGGTGCCACCGCTGGTTTGGGCGTTAAAGGCACATGCACTCCATAGTACGCAATCGACGCGACCGTGTTTTTGAATGTCGTCTTGTCAATTTCTCCATTTTGGAGCTCCTCGTAGGCATGTTTGACGCCTTGCATCTCTTTATCATCCAGATTGTTTTTCTGCTTAATTTTCCCTTTGAGAAAATCAAGCACGGGATCATCAAAGTCCGTCTTCTTCTGCTTATAGGCCGCAAGTGACGCGAGGTCATCAATGTCCTGCTGGCATTTGCTTGACAGGTTTGTGTAGGCATGCTCATCCATCTTTTTGGGAACGTAGGCGGGAGCCATCTTCTTCGCCTTAGGCTTTACTGCCGACTTTGGTTCTTCCTGTTTCGGCTTCTCCTTCGTCGTGAACTCATGCTTCGTCTTGCCCGTCCACTCCTTGCCAGTGAACTTCCCACCAGCACCGCCGTCGATCTTTCCCTCCGTCAGGTGCACCTTCGAGCCGTTGATCGTGCGCCAGTTCTTGGGGTCTGGGTCTTTCGGATGCGCTGCGTCCATCGTCATCCCGCGCTGTATGGCGTAGGCATCCAAACGCATGGAGAGCGCTATCAGTCCGATAGCGATGCGCTTTAGTTTGTTTGCCACATCAGAATCCTCCTTCAAACCGTTTTCTCGGAATACGCTCAATGTTCCCACTGCGATACACCCGCATCGGGAAATTCAGTAAATCCAAATCAACCACAGGCTCCGGGTAACACCGGCAATTCGGACACTGCCCTGCATGGTAGTGCCCGAGCGTGTTCTTGTACGGTGTCCCATCCACGCGGCGCAGAGGGAACAAGTCCTCGGGTGCGGGCGGGTCGCTCCATCGCACCAGCACGCCGCTCATGTGGCGGTGGCTGGATCGCGTCCTGCCATCGCCGTTATTTCCTCCGCATGCCCGCCACACATACCAGTCAAGCCCTAGGTCTTCTGCGCGTGCCCGTACGATGTTCGTCTGCGTCATGGACACCTGCGTCCGTGCGATCAGCTGCGCCCGCGCCGTCGTGTCGTCGGGAAACATCCGGACAATCTCATCGGCGATATCCGACGCCCTGCGCCCCTTCATCGCCTCTCGATCAACGTAGGACGCCACGTCAGCGGCGATGTTCTTTGGCAGCGTGCTGATAAGGTCTGCGTTCTGCTGCACAAGTGCCCGTATTCGCGCCCCACGTGCCCCCTGGAGCTCCTTTTGGAGGGCTTGGTATATCTCCCTACCCCTGCCGTTATTCCGTGCCGCCTCGCGCCACGTACGCGCCGTATCGTCGAATAACCCTGTCACCATCTTCATGGCGATTGCCTCCGAGAGGCGGATGAAGTCGGGCGTCCGCGCGATGTGTTCGAGCGTCGCGACAATGAGCTGCGGGTCGCTCGTTTCGCCGACACGCGAGACGATTCCCTTCGCCATGTCGAGAAGTGCTCTGCGAAACGCCACCTCAATCCTGCGCTTCGGCATCCATAGCGGCTGGCTCATTCATCTTCCCCCTCGGACTGTGTTCTCCGTCCTGTCTCACCGCATGAGGATCTTCGCGTTCATCGTCCGGCTGCGTGTCTGGCTGCTGCTCCTCTGCGTCACTACCGCCGAACATTCCGCCCATCATGTCGCCCATGCCTTCATCCGACTGCATGACCGAATCGTCGGCCTTCTCGATGTCTTCGTCCGTAATGTTCGACCACATGCCCGTCATCTCGGACTGCTGGCGCAGCTCTTTGAGTGCCGTTCGCTGGCTGACCATGCCCGCTTGGAACGCCTTTGTCACGCTGTCCGTGTTCTTCGAGGCGAGGTCTGCCATCTCATCGTCACGCGGACGACGAATGGGATTGAACTCGTAGTCCAAATCGTCGGGAATCCCGCCGAGCGTCGAGATGAACATGATCGGGAGAATCTTGTCATACACAGGCCGCAGCTCTGCTTCCTGCTTCTCCTCGATGGTGTCGTAGTAGTTCTGCATGTCGCTCTCGCCCGTGGCGTTCATTCCCGCCGGGCTGCGTCCGAACAGCTTTGTCACTGGCGTCTCTGCTGCGCCTGCGACGTCCATCATGAAGCGGTCGTAGGTCTCCCCTATGCCGCCAAAGGTGTACTGGTGCGTCTCGTAGCTGTCGTTCTCGCCGAGTACCTGCAGGCTGTTGTTGTTCATCATGGCGTTCATGCCCTGGATGGTGTTGTAGAGCTGTATCTGCGCCTGCTCGTTCCCTGTCGCGAGCAGCTGCCCCATCCCGTCCATTTTCATCACGCGCAGGTTCGCCATGAACGTCAGCATGGCAATGTTCCAGCTGACGTTGTCGCGCTTCTTGAGCTCGTCGATGACGTGCTCGAGCTCAGATGCGCCCCAGTAGGTCTCTGCGAGCTGCTCGAGATACGGGAGAGGCCGCCCCATGAACCGAAGGATGCGGCTGTGGTGCACGCGAATCCCGACGGTGAGCGCATCGCTCGATACGGTGTAATACTCCGGCATCCCGAACTCGGGATCCGAAATGTCGCTGACGAGCTTGTCCTCAGGCGTCACTCCCGACCAGCGGTCGAGGACGAGTAGCCCCTTGTACGAGCTCGGCATGATCGTGTCATAGTCCAGCGGCTGATCCAGCTGGTTTTCGTGTCCCTCGATCATGATGAGTGCCCCTGCGCCGCCGTAGAGCCTCCCCCATTTCAACCCCTCGAGAATGCGGCGGCTGGTGCGCGTTGTGCGGTCACAGCGGACGATCTTCTTGATCTGGTCGGGCGAGAGCTGCGTCAGGATGTGGTACCCGTTCTTGATCATGTCCTCCGGGACAACGTCGATGATGCGGCGCACGATCCAGTGGGAGCGGTAGAGCGCGTTGATCGTCTGCCAGTCTCGCGTGAACCGCGTGAGCGGGTACTCTGTCGTCTCCAGCGGATTCGGCATGAACACACCCGTGCGTGTCATCGGATTCTGAAACGAATCGTTCGTTCTCTGCTGCCGTGCGGCGGTCTTTTTCTTCTTGCTCATTCTCTCCTCCTCCATTTCGGCAGCATGGTGTGGACGTAATAGCGTAGGGCATCCATCGCGTGATCTGCCTGCTTGACGGGCTTTTCCTCGCCCATCCGTGCCGCTCGCTCGTCCCAGACGTAGCTTTGGAACTCGTCGATCATCGGCTGGCAGTTCTTGCGGTGGATGCGGATTTTCTTCTTCGTCAGGAGCTTCGCGACCTCGCGGATGCCATCGTTGACGCTGTTGTCTGCATCCTTCACACGGAATCCGCGCCCTTGGCACTCGAGCTTGAAGCTCGCCGCCGATGGGTCAATGACGATCGCGTCGGGATACTCTTCGCCGAGCATCGTCTCGAGGTCGTCTGCATACTGCGCGTCGGTCTTTTGCCGCTGCTCCTTGCGGCTGTCCCAGTAGTAGAGATTCGGGATCCAGATCGTCTCCCCGTCGTCGTAAATGTCGAGAAAGACCATCGGGTTCTTCGTGCCGTAGTCGCACGCGATGAAGCGGCGGCAGGTGCTCTTTAGCGTGTTTGTGAACTCCGCATCGTCAAAGAGCAGGTCGTCGCTGAACATGTCGTAGATGATGCCCTCGGCGAGCACCCACATGCCGAGAATCATCCGCTTAAACCACATCCCCGAATACGAGCTGCGGATGTTCGTCTTGTAATCATCCGTGAGGTTCGGGTTGTCGTCGAGCTCAAAATGCACCACACTCACGAGACCGTCGCGCAGCTTCTCTTCGCTTGTGACGTACTCCTTGTAGAGGTAGTGCATCGGTGAATCTGGATTGGTTGTGCTGTAGAGCTTCGCGCCCGGTACGCTGAGACGGTTGAGGAGCTGCTTGAAGAATCGCTCGGGCATCAGCGTCAGCTCATCGCAGTACGCCCCTGCGAGGGTCTTGCCTCGAATGAATTTCTCCGAGCCTTCGTCCTTCGCGCCGACGACCTTGATGCGCCGCATGTGCTCACCGTCTGCGTCCCGCCAGAACACATCCAAGGATCCGCTCTGACGGTTGTAGTGGTAGTTCTCCTCGCCGATGGTGTCGAACAGGTCGTTGAGAACGTTGTCGTAGATCGTGTCCTTGGACACACCCGTCATGAGCAGAAGCCCAGGAGGCCCCGTCATGATGTAGTTAAGCCACTTGGGAATCATGGCGACGGTCTTGCCGCTGCGGACGCTGCCCTCAAGGATGTTGATGAAGGCGTCCTCTTCAATCGGCTTTTCGATGAAATCGAGTGCCTTTACGCCCCAGTCGCGGAACTCCATTACTGCGTCCTCCTCTCACGCGCTTTCTGCAGGGACTGGACGAGCTGCACCATCGTGGACTGCTCCGGCTCTTCGAGTGCTGCGATAGGACTTCCCTTTGGCGCCCCAGGCCTGCCGACATCTGCCGCCTCGAGGCGTGCCTGACGCTCGAGCTCGATGCCCTGTGCGAGGTAGTCGAGGATGTTCTTCGCGGACAGGCTCTCATCGTCCAGCCGCAGGAGTGCGGTCATCGCCTTCTTCTGCAGTGCCTGTGCCATCCTCATGTGGTCTTTGAGCATCTTGCGGACGGCTTCGCGCGTCTCCTCCATGCTGATACGCTGCAGCTCGTTATCGTACGCCCGCGCCCGCTCTACCCAGTTCCATGTGAAGCTCCACCGCTCGATCAATTTCAGCGATTTCCCTAACTTTTCCGCGACACTTGCCAGACGACGTTTCTTCTTCTCGCCGTCCGTCTCATGGCTCATGTTGCGGTAAAGCAGAAAGGCTTCGTACGCGACCGAAGATTCACCCGCCTGGCGTTCCCATGGCTCCTGCTCGTTCGATATCTTCCTGCTCATGCATCAACGTCACCTCCTGCATCCACGCCCATGACCTCATCCAGTGTCAGCTCCCTGCCGTCGCGCTCTACTGTGACGGTCTGCTTTCCGCTGGTCTCAATGTACCGCTGAACAATGGCGTCAACGTAGCGTGGGTCAAGCTCCGTGCTGTAGCAGATGCGCCCTGTCATCTCCGCTGCGATCAGTGTCGATCCGCTGCCGCCGAAGAAGTCAATCACGAGGTCGCCCGCCTCCGTGCTGTTGGTGATCGCCCGAATCGGAAGCTCCACGGGCTTCTGCGTCGGGTGCACGGTCTTGCTTTCACGTGAGACCTCCCAGACGGTGTTCTCACGGCTTTCCTGATAGAGACAAATGCTGCGTCCCTCGCTCAGCCGGACATAGCGCACCTTCTTTCCTTTCGGCATCTTGTCTGTGAGATAGAGCTTGTTGCCCGTGCCGTCCGTCAGAACCACACCGCCCGTGAGCGTTGTCGCCATCCCGTCTGCGCCACGCAGGACGACGTTCCATGTCGTACGCTGCGAGCGGTCGCCGCACCATTTTGCCTGCTGCCCCGCCTTCTCGGCGTAGAAGCACGGCTCATGCGCCCACTGATAGTCTGCATGCCCGAGGACGGGCGCGTTCTTGACCCAGATGATGTACTGCTTCTCCATGATGCCTGCTGCAATCATGGCATCCTCGAAGTCGCGGCGTGTGCTGGATGCGTGCCAGATGTAGAAGGCGGCATCGTCTGCCGTGCTGCGCACATAGTTGCGGAACGCCGGGATGAGAAGCTCCGCCATCAGATCATCGTGCGTCTTGTCGTCATTGGCGATCATGTCAAACTTGCCGCTCTGCGTCTTGTAGCTGACACCATACGGCGGGTCTGTGTGTACGAGCTGTGCCTTTCGCCCGTCCATCAGCCGCTCAATCGTCGCTGCGTCCGTTGCGCTGCCGCAGACGAGACGGTGATTCCCGAGATGCCAGAGGTCGCCGAGCTGGGAGAATGGCTTGTAGTTGTCGTCTACACCCTGCTCTGCGTCTGCCTTGTCATCAACGGAATCATCTGCGCCCTCCATCGAGGCGATGATCTTCTGCAGGTCTTCTTCCGTGAATCCCGTGAGCTCCACGGGAACTGTCCCCGTGTCCATTTCCTCTACCATATCCATCAGCTTTCCCATATCGAGATCAGCGAGCTCTGCGATGCGGTTGTCTGCGATGAGGTCGGCGTGCTCCTCCTCCTCGCTTGCGTAGTCCTGGTACTCCACGGGAGCGAACTTCCAGCCTTTTGCCTCTGCTGCCATCCTGCGCCCGTGCCCTTTCGTAATAAGCCTGCTGCGCTTGCTGACGGTGATCGGCGCACGCCATCCCGTCGCTTGAATGATGTCGCCGAGCAGTCGCACCTGCTTTTTGTTGTGGCTGTTCGGGTTTCCGGGGTTCGGGCGAATATCTCCGAGCATGACAATCTCATCATATGCACAGAACACCGGCACGCCGTCAGCAGTCGTACCGCGTGGCTCTGCTGGTGACTTGTAGTCGATCAATCTGCCGCCTCCTCTCTCTTTCGGGCAAATAAAAAGCCCTCCGCCGATACGGCGAGGACTGTTTGCGCTCTATGCAATTTTCGACATTACCATCATACCACGTTTGCTGGCGAAAAACGCGCAGAAAGTGCGCAAAAATCTCGCAAAGAATGCGCAAAAAACGCGCAAAGATTTTGCCGTCTTAGTTATCCACAGTTTTCCAGAAACACGAAGTCAAGGCTGCGCTGCCCTTCCACAGCTTCTGGGAACAGCGTCTTTGTGAGCACTGTGATCGCTTCCCGCGCGAGGTACTGACAGCTGCGCTCGCTGTAGCCTGTCGCCTGTGACACCTGATACCACCGCTCCCCGTCCATGAACTTCCTACAGAGGATCGTGCGGTGTGCGTCGCTCATCAGCTGGAGCGCATTGTCAATCCGCCGCAGGAGCGTCTGGATGCGGATGTAGTTCTCGCGCAGGATCGGCAGACGCTCTTCGAGCCTCATGCGTCGGACGACGGCACGCTCGACCTCGGATAGCTCATCATACCCGCCGATGGGTGCGTCGCCATACTTCGATATCTTCGCATCCCCAATGCTGCGTATCTGCTCTTCCACGCCTTCGATCTCGATGCGGAGGCTAGCGAGCTGTCCCTTGAACTGGTGATAGTTCCGGAGATACCCGTATACTGTCTTTTCGTAATCGTTGTAACTGTGCACCTGCTGCCCTCCGCTCAATAACGAGATAGAGAGCGCGAATCGCTCCGCGCTCCTTGTTGTCTCTCTTCTTCGGGTTACTCCAGCTCCCGCATCATGATCTCGATCCTCGGGCGCTCATCGTACCATTTCCCGAGCACTCCGAAGCCGACTATCTGGCTGTCGTCCTTGTACCACACGCCCTTGAGTGCATCCTCCACGCCCTTCAGGACGTTCGACACGTCGGGCTTCGTTACTGGCCGCAATGTCCCTGCCTTCGCCGCCTCACGCTTGTATTTTGGCATCCCTTTGGGGATGGCGCGATAGATACGTAGGGAGAACTCAATCGCGCCCTCTACGGGCGAATCTGGGGCGTTCTGCGCGGCAATGAGCCGCACGTAGCTCTTGTAGTCACGGCTCTTGGCTGGGTCGTACGCCTTGACGAATCCTCCCTGCCTGGAAAAGCGCGGGCGTCCCTGCGCGACCGGATCACCGAGGACGACGGCGGTATAGGTACTCAAAACGGTATATCAGAGGCGGAGACCGCTCTGCTCCCATCAAACATGCCCTGCTGTTCGGGAGGCGCTGCCGGACTTGTGCTGGCGTTCTGTCCGCCGCCCTTGCTGTCGCAGAACTCCATACTCTGGACGACGACTTCCGTCGCATAGCGTTTCGTCCCGTCCTTGGCGTCGTAGCTGCGCGTCTGAATGCGCCCCTCGACGGCAATCTTGCGTCCCTTCCCCGTGTACTGGCTGATTACCTCGGCAGTCTTCTCCCACGCGATGCAGGGGATGAAGTCCGCCTGCTGGTTGCCGTCCGAGCTCTTTCGACGGTCAATCGCCAGCGTGAATCTCGCACACGCCTTTCCGCTCTGTGTGTATCGTACCTCCGGATCGCGTGTCAGGCGTCCGATTCCTACGAAGTGGTTCATTTGCGTTCCTCCTATCGTTTGTTGAACCATTCTCGCGTCATGCAGCAGAGGTCATCTTCAGCCGATTCGGCGACCCTACCTAACGCAGCAATCCCACCGAGAAAATATGATAAAGGACATATCAGAAGAATCACGATGAAGAAAAGCACCTTCTGCCAAAAGCACCACTCTGCCCACCGCTCTCTAAGCCGCACCATCATTCATTCTCCCTTGCAAACTCCGGGTTCTCGTAGATATTGCCGATGACTTCGTAGCTTTTCGTCGATCCTGGATTCAAGCACAGGTACGTACGATCTGTAATTGTCGGCTCAGCAATAAATCCACAATTTCCCCTGCTCCATCGAACCACACAGTCTACCTGATACCGTCCTGTATGCCCACGAATAATATCTCCCTCGTAAATTTCGACGCCATTCTTGTCCTTCACGCCGATGTACTGCATCAGATCAGCGGAGAAAATCTCCCGCGCTCCCGACTTAGGAAGCCGACAAAAAACCCTAGCTTTGATGTCTTGAAAGTCTGCAACGACCACAGGGCACATCTGTTGCCCTGCCGGATCCCACACCCTAAATTTTATCTCTCGCATGTTATGTCTCCTTCACGCACTCCACAATCCTCCGAATTACATAGTCTGCGCACGGCTGCGCCATGCCGTTTCCAAGCGCCTTGTAGCGAGTAGTGTCGCTGCCGCCGTCGGTGTATCCGTCGGGCAGTCCTTGCAGTCGCTCGCACTCTGTCGGTGTGAGGCGGCGGATTGTTCTTGAGGTTAAGATGATCTGCTGGTCGTGCATGCAGTTAAGCACGCCTGTTTTTTCTTGCAAGCTCGCGCTATTGATCTGCCCGTTTCCCACACAATAGGATTCCGCACCGTAGATTTCTGCGACCGCGTGACGGTCAACTGTGTTCAGCGTGTATGCTGTCTCTGCAAGTACGCCCTTCCCGTTGCCGCCGTTCTCTATCTTGCGGTCAATGGTATTTCCTGCGATGCAGTAGGCGTGTACCACGGGGACTTGATTCCCGCCTGTTCCCATACGCGCGTTGAGCGTCGGGACGATGCCATCTTTGACGGGACGCATGACCTCATCCGCGTGCGTCATGTCATATATTGCGACAGTAGGGGCTTGTCCACCCCATCGTGTCGTGAGCGTTGCCGCACATTCTACTTGATAACCTACAACTCCGGCAGAACCTCCTGCACAGAATCCTGCCGCTCTGGTGTATTTCTTGCCTGACGTTCGAGCGCAATCCGCAGTTCCTCCGGCAGTTCCTTTCCCCGCTCCTGCGCTCGCCGCAGTATCCCAAGACACGCTTTCCTGCTCAAATAGTATTTCTTCTGCACATCTTCCATCGGCTGCAAAATCCGCGACAAGAAAGATTCTACGGCGGCGTTGGGGCACTCCCCAATATTGCGCATCGAGGACGCGCCATGCGATTTGACACTGAGGCAATTCAACCAATCCTGCATTTGCCCATTTCCCATTCGGAGGCATTGGAATCTCGGTCTGTCCGATTTCCTCAAGCACAGCTCTAAAATCAGCTCCCTTGTTGCTTGAGAATGCCCCAGGGACGTTCTCCCACACAAAGAACCTCGGATACTTCCCTGCGGTACGCTCCCGCATTCGTCGAACAAGGTCAACTGCTGTTCGGAATAAGCCGCTGCGTTCACCGTTTAGTCCCTTTCTTTTCCCCGCGATCGAGAGATCCTGACACGGACTGCCCGCGCATACGATGTCCACAGGCTCGATCTCGTCGGGGTCGATCTGCGTAATGTCCCCGAGCTGCTTCGCGTCGGGAAAGTGCCGCGCCGTCACGGAGCACGGAACCGGCTCGATCTCGCTTGCCCATACAGGTGTTACCCCCGCATGACGCGCCGCCAGCAGCCACCCGCCGATGCCGTCAAACAGGCTCCCGAGTGTCATTCTTGCTCCTCCACGTACTCATGCTTCTTCTCATCGTAGAAGAACACGGGGATGCCGTTGTGCCGTGCACATGTGAGCTCGATCATGCATCCCTTGCTGGATCGGTAGTCCCCTGCCATCGTGACACCATCGCACCGCGTCAAAAGCTCGAGGCAGTAGCCCATGATCTTGTCATACTCCATCCCTGCCAACGCCTTGAAATTCGCCAACGGGTTGACGTAGAACACGTGCTTGGATCGTTCCTGCAGCTCTCTCTGGATTGCCTCAGCCGCTGCTCGGTTCTTCTCCTCGTCCCCCGTGAACGGGTGGGACAGATAGTTCATGTTCATCTCTTTTGACTCTCCTCTCAAACACTGCTCTCGTCTCGTAGCCCGAATGCGCGTAGTACTTCATGCCCGCAAAGTTCGTCTTTGAGGTCGTCAATCAGCTCAGAAACTTCCTGCTTGCTCATCTCCGAAAGCGGATAATCCTGAGTGTCATATCCGAGTTCACGCAAGAGTGCCTCAGCATACATGATTTGAGCCTTTGTCGCTTGTTCCATACTTCCGCCTCCTCAGAAGTACCCGCGCTCATGATTCTTCTCATTCACGCGCCGATGCAGTTCGCCGCGTGCCTCCTCGCTATACCCCAAATCATGAAGCCACGACTCGCAGACCGTTTTGACATCTGTGAGTTCCATTGCGAGGCGATCTTTTTTGTCCGCAGCAGACCAGATTTCCTCTAACCACAAGAGTTCTTCCATATCCGTAGCCTCTTGGATGACCTCATGCGTTTCCTCAGATAGTTTTGTGAGCCACTTCATCGTCACTGGCGTCCCTGCATTGCAGAACTTCGTGCACGGCTGCGGCTTCGTCATATCGGGCTCTCGCTTGTTTTCGCATTCTTCCAACAAGCCTTTCAAGCGCTTGTTCTCATCTTCCAGTTCATGTACCCTTTCTGCCATCTGCGCTATCCACTTCAAATCCATCTCAGCACGCTCCTCTCATGCGATAATCCTCCGCCCGAATGTTGACGGGCACGGTCATTTCCGTGAGGCGGCTTACGATCCGCCGACCGAATACGGCATCCAGCTGTTTGCCGTCGTAGTTCGTCGTGATAATCGTCGGAAGCATGTGCTCGTACCGATGGTTGATGAGCACGTAGACCAGCTCCACGACCCACGGCTTGGGGTTCTCTGCGCCGAGGTCGTCGAGAACCAGGAGCGGCACGCTCTTTGCCGTCTCGACGAGAGCCCCTGCCTTGCCGTCCTTCGCTTCAAAACTCGCCAGCATCTTCGCGATCAGGTCTGGGACTACCACGAACATCCCGGGGATACCTACCTCTGCCGTTTCGCGCAGGATGGAGACGGCCAGATGCGTCTTGCCCGTCCCGTAGCTGCCCTTGAGCAGCAGGCCTGGCACTTTGGGATCACGCTTTATTGCTGCGCAGAACCGCCTGCACAGATCGACCGCCGGCTTGGTCGCAGGCGTCGCTCGGAATGTCGCGAAGCTGCGTGAGCGGAACCGCTCGCCGACACCGCCGTCTCCCATGAGCCGCGTGATCCGTTTCTGTGCCTGCTGCGTCTTGTACTTGGCGCATGACGGGATGCAGGAAAGGAGCGGATTGCGGAATCTCTCGTCGCGGAACGCTGCCCCGTTGTAGCGGCACTCATGGCAGGTGTCCACCGTGTACGGGCACGCTGCGCACGCGGCATCATGCGCTCTTTTGGTCTCTGCCGCCTGTGCCGCCTGGAGAAGCCCCTGCGGCGTACGGATCGTCTCTTGCGGTGCTCCAATCGTCCGCAGAATCTCCGCCCTCTTCGGGCGTGCCGCCCAGATCATACGGGCATCTCTTGACCGTGTCTCCGTCAAGGTATGCTGCATACGCGGACTTCTCCGTGCCAGTTCCCTCCACGTTGCCCGTGCCGATGTTAGAGCCATAATTTCCGCCGCCTTTCTTCCGCTGCGCCTTGAATCCGTCACGTTCCCACCGCTGGAGAATGCGGAGCACATACTGGATCGACCTGCCGCCGCTTGCCGCTGCCTCGCGGATCGCCTCCATGCACCATTTCCCGCCGTAGGTGTCGATGAGATCGTGCAGCTGCTCGATCACCATGTTCCCTGCTCCGGGCTGGAGATTGTCGCAGAATGCCTGCACGATCTCGCTGCGATCCTGCTCCTCGGTGTCTCTCGCGCGCGTGCGCGTGTATGTATTATTACTTACGCCTATAGCTGCTGCAGCTGCTGCATCTGTATCTTGTTTATTTATTCTCTTTTCTCTGAGCTCTATACTCTGATCTCTAATCTCTATACTCTTCCCGGACAAAGTAGGCGCACTTGTCCCTTGTTGTGTCCCTGTGCCTGTCCTCTCATTTGTCCCCGCACTTTGGGGGACATCGAGAGGGACACCGTGGGGGACATTGTCCTCGCTTTGTCCCTTTTTGTCCTCGATTTTTTGAGACAATCTGGGGACATTGTCCCCTACTTTGTCCCGCTGTAGTCTCTTTTTCTCTGCCCACTTTGTCTCGCTGCCGACCATCTCGCCGATGCCTGCGACAACGAACACGCCATCCTCGCGTTCCACGATCAGCCCGATCTTCTTGTAAAGCTCCATCGCGACAACCACCGTGTCGAACTTGAAGCGCGTGACCTCGGCGATCTTCTTGACGTCGTACGGGATGATCATATCGCCGACCTTGCGTACCAGTTCGCCGTCGCTGTTCGCCGAGAGGAGGCAGAGCTTCTGGTAAAGGACAATGTACTCACAGCCGTTCTTCTGGTCTTGCAGCCAGTCGATGGTCGGGAGATCGAAGAAGTCGGACTTGATCTTGATCCAGTAGTACCGCTTGTCAGCCATTTCCTTACCCCGCGATCTGTCGAATATCCGTGCCGCTCTGCTCCACCGCTGCAAGGCGCACAGGCGAATCCTCGGGCGTTACGTTGCGCGGATCCTGCCCATCATCGTCAAACAGTCCGCCCTGCCCGCGATGCCCCGCGAGATAACGTACCGCCTCGTGAATGAGGTCTCGCAGGTGTTCCTCGGTCTCCTCGTTGAAGTAGCTCGGCAGCCCTACCTGCTCATCTATCTGTGGGAATCGGAGGAGCGGCGTGTTGATCGTGGTCATCGTTCCGGACTGTGGCATGTGGTACTCGCAGGTAATGATCGCGCCCTCGTAGCCGTCAGCACCCGTGGAGTAGCTGACGCCCGTCGGCACGATGCGTCTGGCGTACTGCCCTGGGTCTACTTCGAGAATCCGGCACACATCGGCGCGGAGATACCCGAATGCTGACCAGAACGAAGGCTCCGGCTCTTCCTCGAACTTCGAGGTGTGTGTGCTAATGAGGCTCTCCTCGTCCTCCTTCTTGTCGTACTCAAAGACCAGCTTTCCTTTTGCCGCCTTGATCTTCTTGATGGTAATGTCCATGGTAATGCTCCTTTCTGCACTCTTTTACGCCGGTAAAGGGAGGCGTATATATGCCTCCCTGCCAGCCTCTTGTCAGCCCGTGATCTCTCCCGTCTCAGGATCCACATTGGGCGGCACATCGTCCTGCGCCGCGTTCATGAACTTGTTCGGCTGCTGCGCGGCTTCCTCTGCCGGCGGATTATCATCGCTTACCTCGACCGCCTCCGCCTCGATGTAGTCCGTCTCATCTGCCTCGCTGACCATGTCTGCTGCGATCTCTGTCTTGATCGTCCCATCGGTGCCGAGTGCGCGCGTGAACTCTGTCTTGATCGGCGCGTACTTGAGGCACGCTTTGAGGACGGTCTTCTTCGCCATCTCATCAAAGTTCGTTGTCCATGGGGTGCTGTACCCCTTCTTGTACGCCTGACTGTACTTTCTGGCGAAAGTATCCACCTCTGCGCGGCTCATGACGTGGAAGCCGTAGCCGCCGCTCTTGGTCTTGAACATGGCGTAGTAGTGCGTGACCGCCCCCTTCTCGCCCGTCGTCGGTACGTGCCGGAGCTTTGGTTCAAGCCCGAGCTCGTACTCGAAGACGTCGTTCTCGTAGACCTCGTGCGCCTGGATAATGGTGACCTCCCCGCTGCGATACGCAAGGTCGAGGAGCCCCTTGTAGCCGAGCTGAAACTGGCACTCAAGGATCCCCTTGTTTTTATACGGGATGAGGTACGCCTGCCCGAGCGGCGTGTTCGGCTCGACACCGAGCTGCGCTGCCTGCATCATTGCGCCGAGAAAGCTCTTCGGCGTGCACTCGCGGAGCTTCGGGTTCGTGCTGAGCGCCGTGAGTACCATGCGCGTGAAGCGCTCTGGGGTGAGGACGGAGGGCAGTGCCTTTGCGATCTGCCCCTCCATCGAAACGATGAGATCTTTGATGGAGCGTGCGCCCTGTTGGGCTGCCACTCTCTGCTCCTGCGCTTTCTGGATCGCGCCGCCTTTTACACTTGCCATGATGATTATCTCCCTTCTCTACTGTCAGCTGATCCGCAGGACGCGGGTCGGATTTCCCTGCTTCGCGTACTTGGCGTAAATGTCAGGCTCTTTTGCCTTGAGTGCCTTACTGTCGACGGTCGTGCGCCCTGCCTGCGTCTTCCATGTGACTTTGTAGTCACCTGCGTAGCCGAGCTCGTAGTCGCCCATCAGTCGGCGGAGCTGGTTCTTGTGGTGCTCGAGGTCTTCCTCTGTGTTCTTCTTCGCATCGTCGAGGGCTCGGATGCGCTCGATGATCACCTCGGCCGCATCGGGAAGCGTCAGCGGCTCTGCGTTGCCCCCTCGGAACTCTGCCGTGAGGGCATCCTTGCAGCTCTCGCTGCCGTCGACCTCGGGCATGATGCCCTCCTCTACCTTGTACCAGAAGTCGATCTCTGCCTGGAGGAGAATGTCGATCTCGCTATCGCTGCGCGGAATCTCTTTCCAGACGAAATGGTTTCCGCCGATGAGCACCGCAATGTACCACCGCTCGCAGCCCGTGACCATCATATAATGTTGGCATTGCACATAGTAGGCGGCGGGTACTTCGTCGTCCTCCCACTCCTTTGCCGAGAAGCCGTTGCAGGTCTTGCACTCAAGTCCTGCGTTCTCGCCGACGACCATGCGGTCAACGCTGGCGCGGATATATGGATATTCGTCCATCTGCAGGAGCCCGCGCCGTTGCACCTTCTTCCCTGTCAGCTCGCAGAAGCGGTTCGCAACCGCTTCCTCAAGCACCTTACCCCAGTAGACGTACTCGTTTCCGCTGAGGTCTTCTGCCTCTGCCTTCCCCGTCTTCTCGAGCCAGAGCTGGAAGGGCGACTTCCAGCGGTTCAGCCCGACGATGATGGAGGCGTCGCTACCGCCGATGCCTTCGCGTCGGGCAGCTAGCCACTTCTTTTCGTCCGCCATCTCGGCGACCGTCATGATAAGTTTTGCCACGTTACTCTTCCTCCTCCATCTCAATCGGGTAGGTCTTACATCCGAACTCGTCACAGAGTTCGAAGAGCCTGTCACGTTCCATGCGGTCGATGATGTCGCCCGCCTCCTCGTCGTTGTGAGCACTGATCTCGATTGAGCCCTCAATCTCAAACAGCACCTTGTATTTCTTGCGCATTGCGTTCACTCCTCATCCGTGATATACTCACGGTAGATTGTTTACCCTTCTGTGCCTTGTGTGGTAGCCGCCGCACAAGGCGTTTTTTTATGCGAACTCATACCAGATGAGCTCGGGAGTGTCCTCCCAGCTCTGGGGGGAGGGGCTATCCGTCGTGCCCCGGCTGCGGAACAAGACAGCAGCCCCCTGTTCCGTCTTATAAACAACCTCTGCGTACTCCTCACACACGTCACGCCCGCAGTTATCATCGCTGAATGCCTCCCACGTATCTCCGATGTTGGCGGCGCGCAGATCGGCGTAGGAGACTTCTACTTCCTCGCCCGCCCCGTTGTAGGAACTCCCCTGCAACACGAACGCGGCGACTTCTTTTTTTACCGATACTTTCATTTTTGTTCCTCCTCACCCTTGACCCAGTAGGTCAAGGTAAGTTCATCTCCAGGATAGATCATCCCGTGGCGTTCGAGGAGCCACGGGTTCAGCTCCTCCATCCCCGACTTGTATTCGAGGATGTACCGGCGCGTGCCGGTATTCTTGCGGACATACGTCTCGGCGATGTCCCAGAGCGTATCCCCACTCTTGACGACATATACCTCCTCCACGAGGACGGCGTTCCGTCCATCGGGTTGAGGGCTGCAAACCCCCGCGAGCAGGATCGCTGCCCCTGCGATGCAGCAGCCTGCGATTAGCTTCTTGCCGCTCATGCGACCGCCTCCCTTCTCTTGCGCGGACGGCCACGCCCGCGCGCCTCGCTCATCTGCTTCGCGTTTTCGACCATCGCCGCTGCTTTGGTCAGGTCGCGATGCGATACTGCCACATCATCGAGCCACTGCAGGAGTGCCCGACGCGACACCTTGATCGCCTTCCCCACCCAGAAAGCGGGAAAATCGCCCATACCGTGCCGTGCTGCGTGGGCAAGTGCGCGTATCTGCTCCACGCCGATGCCCATGTAGGCGGATGCCTCCTCGACGTTGAGCACCGCCTTTTCCCATGTTGGGATCAGGTCTCGTTCCATCCCTTCACCTCCTCTTGTCGAGATAGATCTGAATCTCAAGTGCTACTGTCACGAGCCGCTGAATGCCGCTCAACAGGTGCTCCATCTGCGGAACTTCCTCCGCCGAGAGCGTTCCGTCCTGCGCGATCCGCAGGATCTCCTTGTCGGAATCCCTGATTGCTTCGAGCGCGTTCAGGAACTTCACAGTGATTCGGTCGAGCTCATTCATCTCCGCCTGCGGAACGGTGCGCTGTCCGATGGGGCAGCACTGTGAGCAGTGGTAGTTCAGGAGCTCCGGCGCGTGGTAGGTGTCTGCCATCAGCAGAACCTCCTCGGGGTACGGATTGAGCGTACCAATTTCGATACGCTGCATCCTCTTACGATCTATGCCCGTCTCCTCGCTCGCGCCCTCGCGGCTGCTCAGACGGTCGTTCTTCCCGGCTGCCGCCATGCGGGCTAAATAGTACCTGCTGGCTGCCGTCGACGGGGCTACTTTGGTCATAGTCTGCTTCACCTCCTTGGGGTAGGATGTTCATGAATAATCTCTTCCTGCACGTATTAAGCACAGGTATTTCCGTCATTTTCTTTCAAAAAATTGAGGTCAATGTTCAGAAGAACAGAAAGTCGCGAGAGCAGCTTAAGGCTAGGCGTGTACCGCCCCCGCTCTACGTCTGCATAATAAGCCCTTGACACGCCAACCGCATCAGCGATTTGGCGCTGTGTCATCCCAGATCGATCTCGTGCTTCCTTAATGACGGCTTCAATTCTCCCCATCGATATCACCTCCTTAATTCACTTGTATTTCCGTCTTCTTCTATAATCTACTGCATTTCCGTCATTTTGTCAATAGTATTTCCGTCAAAAATGGTGTATAATTACAAAAAGACGGAATAACCGCACACAGAAAGGATTTTCCTATGGCTATTGGTGATAAAATTCGGGAAGCTCGAAAGGCGGCTGGATTGACACAGGTGGAGCTCGCGAAAAAGACAAGTCTGTCTCGTTCCTATATTGGCGACATAGAAAAAAACAGGTATAACCCCAGTGTCACTACACTGCAGTTAATCGCCACAGCAACAGGAACAACCATGGCCTTTCTTCTGGATGGCGCAGAAATGGTTGAGCCAGCTCCCCCTCACATTGACGCCCGCACTCGTCGCCAGCTGGAAAAAGTCCTTGACGACGACAACCTTACCTATAACGGCGTCGTGCTAAAAGGCGAGGATAAGGAGAAGGTCAAGAAAGCCCTAGAGCTCATCTTCTGGGATGTCAAAGAGAAGAATCGTCGAAAAAAATAAAGGGAATGAGAGAAATGTCGGGAGGTGCTTGTTGTGTCTCTAAATATCCCTTTGCGCGTGAAGAATCTTGTCGCACGATACGATACGTCCGATCCATTTCGCCTGGCAAAGGATCTGAATTGCCTGGTCTACTACATCGATCTTCCCCCAGGCGTAAACGGTTTCTGGCGGCATGTATTACGAAAAAGAACCATCGCAATCAACGAGGAGCTCGAGGAATGGCAGCAGGCCGCCGTTCTGTGTCATGAATTGGGGCATATTGTCTGCCACCCGGGCTATGCCGCCTTCTCGATGCGCAACATCTCCTTTTCGAACACCCGCATTGAGAATGAGGCGGACGAATTCGCCGAGTGCCTCATGTCCTATCGCTACGATCTGGACGAGTACTACGTGCGGCCGTTTCTTTCGCAGAGCTGGCGTCCATAAGGGAGGGGCCTTATGCACACAAAGAAAAAAGCCGTCGAGTTTCTGCTCTTCGACGGCTCAATGGATGGAATTGTTCTCGCATCGCGGAAAGGCTCGAATACGAGGGCTCTGAAAATCCCGCGCGATCATCTGGCAGATGCCGCTGGAGAGATTCAGCTATGCAATATCGGCGTGTACTTTCTCTTTTACGAGAGGGAGCTGCTGGGCGTGGAGACGCTATACATCGGCGAATCCTCCAACCTATACAACCGCCTGCTGAATCATGCAAAGAACAAGGAGGACTGGATCACGGCGGTAGCCTTCTGCTCCGACGACCTGAACAAGTCCATTCTGCATTTTGCGGAGCATGCGCTCTGCAAAACGATCACGAACAACGGGCACACGGTAAAGACAAAGCAGTCGAATCAGAACATCATGATTAGCGCCGGTGACACTCTCTTTGCCGAAGAATTCATGGATGAGATTGGGCTCTTTCTCGGTACGTTCGGCTATAATGCTCTGCGTACGGTGGAGAAGAAAGGGGAAGCCTTTTTCTGCAAAGCGAAGGACGCCGATGCGACCGGCTTCAAATCAAACGAGGGGTTCACAGTACAGAAGGGCTCTCGCGTCGCTTCGACTGTCGCCCCTGCCTTCACGGATTCAAACTACGCCATCATCCGCGAGGCGCTGGAGCAGGATGGTGTCATCAAGGGCGGCGTGTTTCAGCGCAACTATGGCTTTAGCTCAGCGTCTGCCGCTGCATCCGTCGTCCTTGGGAACAGCAGCAACGGACGCCTCCTATGGAAGACAGCGGGTGGCGTGAAGCTGGGAGATTTGTAGGGAGGTTACCATCATGAAAAAACCTTTATCGTTGTTTCTCTTTATTGCTCTCTGCTGGCTGTCCATGACAGCCACAGCTTCTGCATCATGGATGTGGGCTGGATCGGATGACAAGGTGGGTATATTTTTCAAGCCAGAAAGCATAGAATTCGAGCATAAGGGCACCTTAATCAACGGAGATGTCGTCTACGTATGGTGGTATATGTTATACGACGACGCCTATGCTCAAAGCCATCCATTCATGGGAAGAACTCTGAAAAAGGTCGTTACCTACGACAAGCTGAACCTTGAAAAAGTAATGAGCAAAAGTCTAGACATAATTGCCTACGACGAGAACGGAGACGTTATTTATCAGGGCTCGGATGAAACGGTACGTCGCATTATCCCTGGATCGCATCATGAAGTCCTGTTTAATGCGGTAGCAAAATATGTACACGAGCACTTCGAAGAAGTAAGCGATCGTACGGTGAAATAAAATGCTCAGCAAACGCAAAGACGGACGCTATCAGTCAAGCGTCATTCTTGAGAACCCGATCACGGGTGAGAAGGAGCGGCGCTATTTCTACGCCTACACGCTGCAGGAACTTGAGGCCGAGCGGCGACGCATCATGAACGCGAACATCTCGGATTTCCTACAGGTCGAGACGTTCCACCGTTTCGCGGATGAGTTTCTCATCATGAAACGCGACGTAGACAAACTCGAGGCATCGACGCTCTCCACATATCAGGGCTTCCTCGCCCGCCATATCCTGCCACGGATCCCGCCGGCCATGAAGATCGCCGATGTAAAGCCCGCCCTGCTAAAGCATATCCTCGCGCAGATCGATGGCGATCGGACGAGGCAGGCGGTCTATACGCTGCTGCAGTCGATCTTTCGTGCGGCAAAGTTCGAGCGGCTGATCGAGAACAATCCGATGGAGTACATCCGAAAGCCGAAGCACAAGGCGACGGCTGCGGGGATTGTCACACCGGAGATATATCACGCGCTCCTCGACGCGATCCGCGGATCACAGACCGAGCATCTCTTTAAGTTCGCATGGGATACAGGCCTCCGTCGGGGTGAGATTGTCGCGCTGCGCTGGTCGGATTTTGACGAAAAGGCAGCGACGATCCGCGTCTCCAAGGCACGCAAGCGCGCCGCAGAGGAGTACGAGGGCACGACCAAGACGGCATACAGTGCCCGCACGGTCACGCTCTCCCCTGCTGCTGTGCAGAATCTCCTCGCGTGGCGGAAGGCGCTCACGGCGATCCTCCTGCGGCAGGGTGTCCCTCTCACAAAGGACAGCTACATTTTCCGCTCCCTGCGCGACGAGACGCAGCCAATCACGCTAGCGGCGGTGACGCATCTCTTCGCCGACCTCAAGCAGCGGCTGAATCTCCCCGCGAATCTGCGTTTTCACTCGTTCCGCCATACCCACGCGACACTCCTTGCCGAGCAGGAGATCAGCGCGAAAAAGATACAGGTACGCCTCGGCCACGCATCAGCCTCCTTCACGATGGATCGCTACGTGCACAACACGGAGCAGATGCAGGAGGGGGTCACCGAAAAAGTAGTCAAGTGTGAAGAGAAATACGGCCGATAAACGCCATGATGTCAAAAATGATGTCAAAAATAAAAATAGAACAGAAAAAGGCTTCCGGGCAAAATGCTCGGAAGCCTTGATTTTACTGGCAGAGAGGGTGGGATTCGAACCCACGGTGGCTCATCACCACACTTGATTTCGAGTTTGTTGTTCGGATTTTTAGAACACAGATGCTTCGCCGGATTGCTGATATATAAAGGTTTTCAATACTTTATTCTGAGCGATAACACACCATGTCATAGCTACACATGATGTCAAAATGATGTCAAATGGTTTGTCCCCTGCAACAAATCATTTTACCAGCCATTCTGCGAATGCATCAAGTCTCGCTTTGATGTCCTGCGGGAGTGCGTCAATCCATCGTTGCGGGATGGCGTTGTATCCGTAGTACGCCCCTGCTAATCCTCCTGTAATCGCGCCGATGGTGTCGGCATCTCCGCCGAGGTTGACTGCTGTGATGAGGGCGTTCTCGAAGTCACCTTCTGTGATAAAGGCGAAGAAGGCACACTCCATGCTCTCTGGTGCCCATCCAGATGGATTGACGCAGTTACTGAATCCGTATTCAGAAACCCCTGCCATCGTGTAAAGGGGGATTAATCCTGCGTCCTGTTCATCCTTGATGAAACGATGAACGGCATCGGCGTAATAGCGACAAATGTCTGAAGAGAGGTCGTCGTAGTGGGTCATCTCGGCGATCTGCGTGGTACGCTCCGCCCGCTCCTCTGCGTCCTCATAAGCGAGGGCTGTGCCGATCGTTCGCATGAGCGCACCGTTGCCTCCGCTGCGGTCGCCATTCTCCTCTGCTGTCCTTTTCCCTGCCGCGTCCCACGCTACCTCTGCATCCATCCCTGCCGCTAGGTTTGTGCGTGCCGCCTGGATGGATCGCATGCAGGTCATGCCGACGTCTTTTGGCTGTGTATCCACCCATTGGATGAAGCGGCGTCCGATCGGCTCTATCGGGGCGGACGGGCTCTCCATGATGCCCTCGCAGACAGCGAGCGTCATGTCGGTATCGTCAGTCGTCTCCCCCGGAGCTAGGCTAAGCCACCCGCCGCCGACCATCTCCCGGACGGGAGCGCCGTACTGTTGCTTGATCTGTGTGGCATTCATAAATTCGAGCGGTGCACCGAGCGCATCTCCAACAGCCACACCGTAAAGCGCACCACGTACTCTATCTTCGCTTCTTGTCATGTGCTTCCTCCTTCTCTCTTTTCTTCTCAATCTGCGTTTCGAGGCGCGTGATCGCCTTCTCCGCGAGCACGGGCTCTTTGCGCACCGCCTTGACATACCGCATAATAAGCGCCCATTCCTCCGGCCATGCACGCGTGCCGACGCGTGGACGCTCCTTGCTCTCTTCTTTTGGAACGCGCGGACGTCCTGCGCCGGGTCGAGCTCCACCCCGCCCATCTTTTTTCTTTTCCTCCATCTGCGCCGCACCTCCTATTTTCTTTTTCATTATAGGCGCAATATTGGATTTCTGTCTAGCGGGAAATATGCGGCTGCGCTTCAGCGCTCTTCTTCAGCGCCTTGTTCAAGATTATACAATCCCAGCCGAAATTGACATAGGCGTCGTAAAGCACACGGGCATATCTTCGCGACGGGAATCCAAGCGCACGATCTTCGTGCATGATGTAGACCATGCCTGTGATCTCTGCGCCATCCTGCATCATAACGGGAAGCTGCGTCTTATAGTAGAAAGTCGGGAAGCCTTCGTAACGGTCGAGGGCTTCCTCGTCCGATGCGCTGATCCGCCAAACGAGGGCGGGCACTTTATCGCGTGCCTTTTTCTCGATGGTAGCATAGCTGCCACTGCCGGAGCCTTTGAACAAGAGCTCGTAGCCCTTGATGATGCCAGCCCCTACAAGTTCTGCATCGGGGCAGCGTCGCCGCATCTGTGAAAAGTCCATGTTACTTCCATAGGCGATGTAGTAGCTCTTCTTCATGTGATTCATCCTTTCTATGGGGAGCCGCTCCCTGCGGCTCCCCATCCCTGTTGTTACGCTGCCGTGCCGTACCGCCATGCGCTATTCCCGTCGAGGTGCTTGAGAAAAATGCTGCGGCAGGTGCGGAACTCTTCGCCGATCAATCCAAGGCGGAGCATCCAGCAGCGGAATGCATACTTCTCGTTGGTGCTCGTGACCTTCTTCGTGCTTGCCCTCTTCTGGCGGAGGGCTTGCTGTACAAGCGCAAGGCAGAACTGGATGTAGCTCTTTACCTTCCCCGCGTGGAGCGTGCCGTTGAAAAGGCGGAATTCGACCGTCCCCTTGGTGAAGAAAGCGTGGAGGTTAAGCCCACGATACCTGCTGTCATCATAGTGAGTGTGGCGGGTGTAAGGTGTGCTGTCATCGTACCAGATCATTTTGAAGTCATCTTCCGTCTTAGGTTTCTTCTCGTTCAGCTCTTTCAAGTATGTTGTGGATGTCTTCTTGCAGTAATCGATGTTACGGTGCTCATCATCCACCTGCAAGGCTTTGTAGATCATGTCCTCGTTGTTGGCGAAGATGTTTGAAAGATTCCGCAGTGTCACTGGCGTGAATTTCTCTGCGCCGACGTGAACGTGCATGCCGCAGCTGCGGTTGACCTTTGCGCCTGCTTTCCGCAGATCCCGCACGAGCTCCTGAAGGGTAGCGATGTCGCTGTAGTAGAGAATCGGTGTTACAAGCTCCACCCTGTAGTCTCCTCCGGCGATCCCTCCCCCTTTCCGCTGCGGACGGATGCTGCTGTCTCGCATGATCGCCCACTTGCGTCCGCAGGTGTCTTTTACGATGCGCTTGTCGTACCCAGCCCCCTCATACAAGGCTGGCGCTCTGAAAAATCTGGCGATCACCTTCGCCGCCTGCTCTCGCGTGATGCCCGTGAACTCGAGCTCGCACCCGAAGGTTAGGTCCTTCATCAGGCGGTTGTCTGTCCTCGTTGCCATGTTGCACTCTCCTTTCAATCTAGCTTGCCTCATCAGCGTGCAGGTTGCTGTCCTGCACGGACGCCCCGCAGGGCGTTTCGGCTCAATCCTCCGTGTCATCCCATTCCTGGATGCGGAACTCTTCGATGCTGCCGTATGTGTAGCCCCCATCGAAGCTGAGGGCAATCGGCAGGTCTTCGTCGTACTCCTTCAAAAACTCGATCAGGGCACCGACGGTGGTTGTGTGCCGGATTTCCTGGAGGGTGCTGGCTTCTCTCTCTGCCGGGTAAATCAGGGCTTTCATGTTGAATTCTCCTCTCTTAAAATAACCTTTGCTTCTTGACACACACCATATCACAGTATTGATTTTATATCTAGCGTTTTATCTAAAATAATTGATATTTTGTGAGATTATTTTTCTTTTTGGATGAAAACAGGGCAAAAAAATAGAGGGGCGGCGTGTGCCGTCCCTCATTTCTTATGCTGTTCTATCCACTCCTCCCACGTCGGCGGCTCGCTTCTGCGCCCCGCCAGATAATGAGATAATGCCGTTGTATACGACACCCCTATACGCATGCACTCCTCTGAGCAGTACCTTTTCCGTGTACTCGGCAAATCCTTTCCGCACACCTCGCAGGTACGCTCCATCTGCTTCTGCGCCACCCATTCTTCCAACGGGGGGAGGGGACGACGCAGCCCTTTTTTGAAATAGAATTTTGCCGTATTGTAGGCATTCATAATTCGGTGGCATTCCACCGAACAGTAACACTGCCTCGTTGGCGGCTTACCAACAGGCTTCCCGCACACGGGGCAAACCGTTGGCGACTTTCTAACATGCCGTTCTTTCCTTCTCCCCGCCCGTTTGGCTCGATACTCTTCTGTATTTTTGGCGTGATAGTACTCGCGCCCCTGCCTGCGATCGGAGGTCTTTATCGCCTCCTTGGCGCAATCAGAGCAGTACCGCTGACGCGCGGATGCATAGATAAATTCGCGACCGCACACCTCACAGCGGCCGACGCTCTCTCCCAACGAGAGAGACAGACCCCGTTTACGTCGCTCGTTATACCGAGCTTTTTGCATTATCTTTCTTACCTCGCGGCACTCAGGGCAGTACCACGCGCGGGGGGCCGCCATCAAAAACAGCCCCGCACTCGCGACAAGTGCGGGGCGCTTTCGTAGAAATACCTTTTTTCATTTTTATTGTCCGAGCCGCTCGATGAGGGCAAGTCTCGCGCCTGCGCCCATCTTCTCCACCTTGTGACTGAGCTCCTCACGCTCCTCCTGCGTCCCCGTCGCCGCGTCCAGCACGTCAAGGTGCAAGCCGCGCACCTTGCGGCAATTTATGTAACTGCCGCAAATGCACTCGCTGAGGATATATACCTCCTCGTCGGAAAAGTCGGGTACCTCCTCTAACGTAAGCAATATCTGATACCGCTCAACAATTTCATCGAGACGCGCGGAGAAGCTCCCGCCTCGTTCCTTCACGTCCGCTTCGAGCCCCGTTAGGGATTCGTTCATGTAAATCTGTTTTGTTTTCGCCATGATATTTCCTCCTATGCACATCTAAGAGGGGCTTGCGCCCCTCCTCTCGTTCTTACGCCACCTCTGCCTGCCGAGCAATCGCCCGTCGGATGTCCTCCTTGAGCTCCGCCATCTTGACGGGGCTGGAGTACATCCCGACGGGGATGACGTCCGGGTCGTGGTACACCGTCCACGAGTTGTAGCCGAAGGAGGAATGGAAGTGCGTATACACTTCATCCTCATCGAGGTCATAGTGCACCTCGATGTATGTCCCATCGTAGGGACTACAGCCACGCATCTCGCCGACTGCCGCTTTTACTCCGTGGAATTTTCTCTCTGCCATCATCTTGATCTCCTCCTTAACTCCTTGGGCTTTGTGCCCCTGACCTTTATCTTGATTACATTATAGCTCATATATACATATTTATCAATAGTTTATATACATATATTTTTATTTTTATGTGTATATGTTCAGAGGCACAAAAATAAGCCCCGAGGTCTCCCCCGAGGCTGTCTATTACCACTCCGCGACGTTATACATCACCGTCGCGCCCTTGTACTTACCGCCGTCGAAATGCGCAAGAGCCTCAAATCGCCCCTGCTCATAGCCAATCGACACGAGTGCCTTGCCGTCAAGCATCGTTGCGCCCGCCTTGATGCGGTGATCTTTGCGCAGGTTGATTTTATATACGTCAACCTTCTGCTGATCGGGCGGCAGGTCTTTTCCATCCTTGTCCTTAACTATCGGCGTGACAACGGTGCGGTCACTCTTCTCCCGCACCGCCATAGGCAGTGCCGCATCGTCTGTGCGTATCTGCCGCTCTACCACTGTAGCCGCTCGCTCCACGGTCGGGGCGGTGACGTAGTATGTCGTGCTAGGCGCACGCTGCCCTGCCTGTACGTCCGCAAGACGCTTTTGCAGTGCCTCAGCGTTTGCCCGCGACACATCCAGCTGCGCCCGCAGCGTCTTAGCGTCCTGCGTTTGCTCTTGCGTCATGACAGCGGGCTTTTCCGCCGTCGTCTGCTCCGAGGCGGAACTCCGTCCGAGCGCATACGCAGCACCGAGGAGCACCACACACAGTATCACCAACAACGCCGCCCTGTATCTTATAACGACAGCCCGCGCCCGATATAGCATGACCCCCACCCCCCCTACACATACACGCACTCCACACCGTACGCGGCCGCCGCCTCATGCTCGATACGACAACCGCGTTCCTCTGCATACCCCTGCACGAACACAGCAACATCCGCATCCGCGAGCAACATAAGACTCTTTCCAAGATATGCCAGCGCAACATTCTTAAAACCCACCGTATGGAATTCATTGGGAAGAAAACTCTTGATCTCCTCTACACTCTCCCCATAAAAGTGCTCCGTAATCTGCGCCAAAATTGCATCACGTTCCGCACGAATCTCTTCATGCTTACGCCCACGCATCGGTTGCGAAATAAAAACCCTCTTCATAATTTTACCTCCAATCAATTACTGCGCCGCATAAAACGCCGCTTTCCCGACAATGGTATCCATCTGCGCAAAGAGATTCGCACCGGGACACGCCGTTGGCATCAGCTCACGATGTCCGACGATGGTATAACGATCAATCGGCAGGCTATAGTCCGCACACAGATTCGCAAGCAGCATAGCAAGGCTCTCGATCTGCTCATCCGTCGGCTCTGCCTCCTCAAAGTTTCCGCAGACATGCACGCCTATCGTATGGCTGTTATTGCCATACGCGTGTGCTCCTACCGCCCAATCGGGACGGCCGAGCTCCACTGTGCCGTCCTTGCGGATAACATAGTGATAGCCGATGCACGTCCACCCACGCGCCTTATGCGACGCGTCAATCTCCGCCGCCGAAAGGTCGTCGTCCGTCGGATTCCCGGTATGATGCACGACAATCTGATCGGTCGTGTCACGTGCTTTGAGCTCGTCTGCATCAATGTCTAGGCCTGTATCAACAAGTGTAACCCTCTCCATCTTATTGTCCCCCTTCATTCTTCTTTGTGATACCGCCCTTGCGGCGGGCGAGGTCGGCGATTTCTCCCGCCTCCTCCACCCCTGAAGAGCGCATGTTTTCGAGAATCGAAATGAACTCTGTCAGTGACAGATACCCGATAACAAGCGTCGTGGCAAAGGCGGGCGCGTGTGCCTTGATAAGGATAAAGTCAAGTCCCGCCGCCGCACCGACGACGCCGAAATAGGTCAGTATCTTCGGGACAAATCTCTTGCGCATGATGTCACTTTTGATGTATCCCGCCCTTCCTGCCGCCCTCATGTTCCAGAACGAATGCCAAAGGGACGGCTCCTCAATCCCCGCGTCAACGAGGTGTTGACGTGAGAGGGAAAGCCATTTTGTCAGAAGGTCGGCGCACACGAGCATAAAAAACGCCGCAAAGATCTGTGCATGATCTTCGTAGGTGATCGTAACAACAAGCGACAGTCCGAGTTTCTCCGCCCATCCGTCCGCCATGCGGCTCAGTACGGGCATGATATGTTCGATCAATCTGCATCTCCTTTCCGTACACAGAAAAAGCCGCCATGCGTTATGACGGCTGTTCTGCGCTCTTCCTTACCCTACCTCGTGTGTGATGACCCATTCCGCGACCTTTTCACGGTAGGCCTCAGGCACAACGGGCAGGTTGTTCGGGTTGTCCTCAGGCGCGAGTGCGTACTTCCCGCCCTTTACGAGGACGCCATATGCGACGATCATCCAGCTGTAGATGACTGCTGCCATGCTACTCACCTCCTTTCAGTTTTGCTTCAAGTGCGGCGAGGCGCGTCTGCATGTCGATCATGCCCTCCATGACGGCAAGCTCCGTTTCGGGAATGGGCTGCACATCCATTTCCTGCGGCTCTGTGTCCTCGTGCGACTCTGGTTCTGGTGTCGGCTTTGGTCGCTCGACCTGCTCCCACTTGCCATCACGCCAGCAGAGGTCATATCCCTCCTTTGCGGCGGGCGGCTGCGTCTCCGTCATGTAGGCGGGTATCTGCCACGCGCCGCTGATCGGGCTGCGGTCGGTGTCGTCAAGCGTGCGCTCGCCGATGTATTTCCCGTCGCTGTTGTAAGCGTAGACTGTTTTTGTCTCCATGTTGTTCCTCCTCAATATTTGATTTGTGCGATGAGAGATAACGCGGGCGGCTGGACGGTTGCGGATGCGCCATAGATGGGGTTGGATTTTGAAGCGTCAAATCCGAATAAGTTTCTTGATGACGACCCGCCGACATATCCAGTTGTTCTGTCAACGACCTTTCCTGTGATTGCGCCTTTTGCTTCGATAGACGAGCTCCCCGCATTACCAATCAAAAATGCCCCATCGGTAGATCCCGTAATATTGGGCAATCCAGCCTCCACGCTCTTGACGTTCTCCCCGCCCTGCAAGACGCGCCCGGTGACGTTGGGCAATACAAGTGTATCTGCTCCTGCGTCGTATACGTACTTGGAGCAGTCTGTCTTGTACTGCTCCGCTGTGACGGTCATGCCCGCCTCTTGCACCCACGCAAGGAGACGGGGATATTCCGACGCCTTGACGGTCGCACCGTTGGCTTTGATGTACCCGTCTCTGAGTGTGGGACGCAGAATGATGTCGCCCACCCTTGCGCCGTCTCTCACGTCGTCGATTATCCAGACGGCATTGCCGTCCGTGATAAGTTGTCCTGCTTTGGTTGTCATGTGTTACGCTCCTTTCGCCTGCGCGTAGGAGCGCAGGTCTAGTATCTGATGATAGGGATGAGCTTGATCGCGGACGGTTGGACTGTAGTCGATCCGCCGTAGATTGGGTTAGATCGTGCTGCATCGAAGTCTATTGCTGTTGTTTCGACACTTGCCGAACCACTCCACACGGTACCTGTGGAAGCATGTGTGCCAGCAAAAGCACCACTTTTTTTCAGCACCTTTTGTATTTGAGACGCAATATAGTCAATTTCTCCCGTAATATTCGGCAACCCCGCCGCGACGCTTGCCCCTGCGCCGTCCCCCGCAAGCTGCACCATGCGGTCTGTCCAGTTCGGCAGCACCATCGTCGTCGTCCCGTCACCTCGCCCGAATAGCCCCGCGTTCGCGGCTGTGTCGTCCGTCCAGAGGTTGTGACGGTCAGCGAGTGCGACGAGGCGCGGATAGTCTGCACGCTGCACGGTTGCGCCGTTTGCCTTGACGTATCCTGCGGGCAGGTACAGACTACCGCGCACCGCTCCGACGGGCGTGCCGTCGCGCAGATCGTCAACAATCCACACGACCGTACCGTCATGGATAATTACCCCCCCGTTTTCGAGCGTATGTTTGATTTTATCAGGTAACTCCGCGCCCGTGGTGCCAGCCCTCACGCACTCAAGCCGTGCCCACGATGGCAGGGCTTTGTGGTACGCGATGTCGCCGACCTGATAGGAGCGGCTGCGCTGGAGGAGATTGAGGCTTGCACCGGATGCTGCGCTTGTGATCGTCTCATCAAGAGCCTTTGTGATCCCCTCGACGTCGCTGTCCATGCAGTCACGCCCGCGATTAACGATCAGGTTAGCGATTGCCTTGCACATTGCCGACCATTGGTAGTACATCTTGTTGTGCATCCGAGAGAGTGCCATGCCGGGCATAACACCGCCGACGCGCTGCGTCGCCTCCTTGTACTCAGAGTCGTTGTACGTCCGCTCCGGAGCGTTCTCCTCGTTGAATATCTGGTAATTTGTCTTTGCCATCATTCTCCTCCTCACGTCCAATAGCTGCTGTCGTATCCACTCATGCCGCTCGCAGGATCATCCTCGTCATAGGAAAAGGACACATCAGGCAGCGCGTTCATCCAGTCGGCATGATCGTATCCCTTGATTGTGTCTGTCTCAAGGTCGTAGCCGAATACCGCATGATCAGCAAAATAATAATTGACGTGCACGCCCTGCGGCTTCGGGACGATCAATCCCTGCTGCACCATCTCTTTGGTGATCTGATCGTTGATGCCAATGGCGAGCACATCGATGCTCATGTCTTGGTTGTCCTGGATGATGATTCCTTTCCCAAAGAGCGCATTCCAGAGTTCTTTGATGTCGTAAATGCCGCCCTTCCACTGGTTCTTCGCGATCTTTGCCAACAGGAGTTTTCGGTATGCGGCGTTGTCCAGTTCAGGAGAAATTCCTTTTCTCGGCTGGTACGGAAGCGTTCGCTCTGCCCCCACGAACTCGCCGAGAATATCCTCCTGCACACCTGTGGCATGGTCGATATCAAATTCATCATCCATGGAGACAGCAAGCGCGAATATCTCATCCGACGCTGTGAGCAGCACCTTGACCGTCTGCATGAACTTATCCCGCACACGATGCTGGGATGTGACGAGACCGAGGTATTCATCCATGAGTGCCATCAGACCACCTCCACCGTAACGGTTCCGCTCTTTGCTATGGCATTGTACGGGATATCTACATCGACTATGCCAAGTATGCCGTCTGCCCGCCCAATCTGCACACTCTGCAAAGCAAAAGAGGGCTGCAGTGCGTCGTCAACGGCAGCGGCGATTGCTGTCAGTGCCCCTGTCGTGGTAACGTTTGCCCCTATGCCGAGACGTTCGATGTGCGACGCAATATTGCGCTTGATGTTCTCTTCCACCAGCGTCGTATACCCTGCGCATCTCTTTACCGTGACTTTCACGGCGATTTCCATGTATGTGGGGCGGAAGAATCGAATTTCATTTTTCAGACCGTCAGAATTGGTGTAGACGGTCGTTGTTGTCCCGTGTGTACCGCATCCCGGGCCTTTGCGCAGATAAATCTGCTCGGCAACCGCCTCATCCAGTCCGCCCTCGACGACAGCGGCGATGCTGTGCGCCGGGACGCCATTCTCATCAGCCTTGTTTGTGTCGTTCTCGTACACTTTGTACCGCGATACTCCAGCGACGCTGCCAATGCCCGCGAGCGTGCTGTTTACCATATTTTGGCTTGGAATCGCCACCGATAATGCCTGGCGGCGGCGCAGCTCCTCATCTGTCTCGATGGGGCGTCCCTTTACGGCGGGCACCTTGTTTGTAACCGACAGCCACCCATATTGAGGGTTGCTGATCTTCGTGATCGTGCCGACAGGCGCTTCGACTGCGCCGATATCTTGGCACTGCGCCGTAATTTCGACGATTTCGCGGTCAAAATTGACGTTTTCGGGCAAATTCCACCGTTTTCCCTGCGTATCCTCGACAATTCCGGCGGCGATGGTTGTTCCCGGCACGCCTGTCAGCGTCAGGACGCAGGTGGAGTAGCTCGCCGTCTTGCGGCGCAGTCCATTGAGCTTCACACGCGAGGACAGCCCCGTCCCGACCGCTGTCTTGACGCTCTGGTTGTTGTAGACGATCTGCAGGAGCTGTATCGTGTCGTATGTCTTGAGCGCAAACGCGGAGATCATCTGGTAATCCTGAGAATCGTTGCCGAGGTAGAGATCGTCCCCGTAGATTTTCTTAAAATCATCGATCAAATCATCCCGTATGTCGGCGTAGGTCGGGACGTGAAGCCCTGCATCGTCAATGTACGGAGCGAAGTATGCCATTATCCCACCTCCTCATCGATGCTGAATGCACCGTACTCACTCTGGATTGCCACACGTATCATCAGCGTGCGGTTCTCATTGTCCCAGACGGGGTCAAAGGACAGGATCGACAGCACGTGCGGCGTCTGCTGAATCCGCTCGCGGATGATCTGCTCTGCTGCTGCGACGTCCCTGCTGGCAATGATTTTCTGCCAGTACGGCACGCCGTCGTTGATGTCCTCCCACCACTCGTAGACAAGAAGCCGCAGCCTAGTTATGACGGCCTGTCGCACGGCATCCACCCCGTCAATGTAGGCGTGTGCGTTCCCGAGGGTAAAATCTCCATTTTCGTCCAGTGCGCGGTATCTCACGAGACACCTCCCGTTGTTCCTCCACCCGGCTGAACGCCGCCGTGCGTATGTCCGAGGAAGCTGCGCCCGTCGATGGTCGTCCCTCCGTCGATGTGGACGCCGCCTGCTGCGCGGATATTGATGCTGGATCTGCTGATCTCGATGCAGGCATCCCCTGCCGCGTTGCGCAGCTGCGCCGTACCGGCTGAATATCCGCCGACGACGCTCGGTTGGCTGCGGAATCCGACGAGGGCGAATCCATCCGAGAGATCATGCCTACGTTTTTCGACCTGATTCTGCACGCCTCCATTCTGCCACCACGCATCCATGCAGTTGTCGCCGAATACCACAAGGCAATCATCGCCGGGCTGAATGGGGAGCGTCAGGCAGTAGCCACCGCCCGAATGCACGAAGAACGGCACATCGGGCAGAATTGGGATCTCCGCCCATGTGAGCACACCGCCGCGATTCATGCGCTCGCGGATCGCCAGCTGCACGGTACACGTCTGTCTGGCGTAATCGACCGAGCGGATGATGCCCGGAGCGGCAACACGCAAGTCCATCCCGAATCCGTCCAGCTCGCGCTTGCTCTGCTCGACCTCCTCGGCGAGCCGCTCTGATACTTTCAGCATTCTGTCACCTCATTTCATCGTCTGTCCTTTGCCTTGCACCGCTGTCAAGAGCCCCATACGGCCGTTGCGGCTGACGCCGACGACCGACGTCGTCCACTCATCGCCCCACGTGTCGCCATGATGCTCGACGGAGAATACCTGATACTCGCCGTCTTGGTCGAACTGTGCCGTCTGTGGAAGCTGGTCGCTCTTTTGCTGTCCGCTGCCGGGGTCGATCTGCAGCGCCTGCCGCTGAATGATCTCGTTGTCGATCTTGATCATGGAGCGTAGCTTTACACGTGCATCGAGGAGCATCTTGATCTGGATGCCCTGATCTGTGTAGACAGGCGTGCCGACCAGCCCCGTATTCGGCTTTAGATAAAGCACGCGGTCGGCTGGGATTTCCTGTTCGACCGTCTCCACGGTGAGTTTGCCGTCCTCACCCTCCCAGTAGACGGCATCATTCCACGTGCACAGGTCACGCAGGTACTTTGCAGGTGTACCAAATAGCACTTTGCCGCGCGGGAGCGGCTGGTCGGGCAGCTCCTCGCTCACCTCGCCGACGCCGACTTTTTTATCCGCCTGCCCTGCCACAGCATCCACCACATCGCGCGGCGTACTGCCGGCGGCAATAGTGCTGCGGACGTGATTCATGAAGAGGCTCTGCATCCCCTTGAGTGCGATAATCTCGAGACGGTAGTCCGTGCCATTCTCGCGGTTTCGGAAAATCTGAACAATATCTCCGGTGAAAATCTCTCCGTACTGTCCCTCCTCGTATCCGCCGAAAACGGAGATCTGAAAGCCCTCCTCGATGACCTCCTTCTCTGTCTTGGCGTTCATGTTGTAGACGACAAGCGTTCCGATCTGGACGGCGGTCTCGGTCGTCGCCTTGGTCTGAAATTCGCATTTGAGCTGCGACACGTCCATCTCTGTGTCATGTTCTGGATCTCGCTCATCGGTGGGAGCCCCATCCTCGCCCGTCTTGTAGGCGGGCTTATAAATGGTGATCTTCCATTTCCGCCCATAGAGGCGACCTTTGCGTGTCTGCTGCTCCGGCTGCGTCTGTTCCTGCTCATTCCCCTGCGCCTCTGCGCCGTCATTTGTCTCCGCCATTGCTGTCACCCCAGATCACGTACCAGTCCGATGTGAGTGTCGCCGCACTCGGCCACTGCTCCATCACGCGGCTGCGCGGTGCGATCCACGCACTGCCGATGCCGAGGTAGCCTACCTGCTCGAGAATGTTCTGCCCCGGCACGAGCGGCAGCCCTGCGTAAACCATCGTGTCGTTCTTGTAGATGTCGACGAGCCAGTACTGCGCGAGCTCGTTGTATTTCATGTGGAATTTGAGGAGCGTGTTGCCTCCGTCGATTGGCACCTTCGCGCTGAATTTATGATTTGGGATCCCCTGAAATGGGATGATCGAAAACACCGCCGCACCTCCTCTATGTAAAGATACTGCCGCCAGCATCTTTTATGACACGAGCGGCAGTCTTATTTACATCATCGCCTGTCTGCACAGGTGTCTGTCCTGAGGCAGATTCCCCGGCGGACGCCGATTCCCTTGCGCTGACCGCTGTCTCTGCCACCGTCGCGAAGATGATCTCCCGCATGCGCACTGTGCACCGCAGCGCATGGAGTGTGTTGACATCGTCCGGTGCAGAGAGCTCCTCGATCAGCATGTTGTGATAGGTCTGCAGGCGTGTCTCGACCGTAATCGGAACACGCGCCATATGCAGAGCACGCAGGCTTTTCCACGCGTCGATGGAGCGTCCCTCCCCCGGCGTGGTCACCATCGTTGGCATGCACGGGAGCCCTGCAAAATTGCTGTACATCGTCCCAACGGTTTTGAGGATGTTCCCGATGGCGGGCGGCGTCTGCAGGTAGCTGTCTGCCTTTGCATCCGTCATCATGATCTCGACGGTGACCTCTGCCGGCTCGATGATGGCGTGGTCGGTCATCTTCACGCCCGTCTGCACGGGGTAGTTCGTCGGGCGAACGCGGCTGATATGCTCCGTGCGCATGATGCCGTCGAAATACATGCCTCCGATCGGCCACTTCGGCACGCGGAACAGAAACTGCTCCATGTCCTTGTAGTCGCTGAGGAAATTGACGATCTCATAGTGCCCTGTCATCTTGCCGATCTCAACGCCGACCTTCATCCAATCGGGCTTTTTCTTGGTCGATACGAGATCGGAGAAATAATTAAGGCCGTCAATCGACAGCCCCTTTTTGATGCCCAACGTATCACCTCCCTATACCAGCACGGGCGCGCCGGTCATTGTCCGACTGCGCAGGATATGTGCGCCCTTTTGCTCGAGCTGTGTCATGGTCTCGCGCCCGACGCTGCGCCCGATCTCTGCCGCGTTCTGGTTCGTTCCGTTGACGGTCACACCGCCGACGTTGACCTGATAGACGACACCGCCGCTCCCCTGCGGTGGGTATCCGCCGTATCCCGTCTGCCGAGCCCCTGTCATCAGCCCTGTGTAGAGGAGCGGGTCGATGCTGTAGGACGGTGCGGCAAACGTCGACACAGGTGTCGTCCTGTAATGCGGGCGTTCCAGCTTGTACGGCATATTCCCTGCAGCGGGGCTGGCGTCTGCTGGGGCGGATACAGGCTGTGTCGGCTGGGCTTCAAGAATCCTGCCCGACTGAATGTCTGCGTATTGTTCTGCGGTGTACGCCTGTTCATAACCGTGTTTTCCGACTTCCCATTCATCCGTCCACACGGTTGTTGACTCCGATGGAGACATCTCGTTCATGCGTTCCGGCCCAAGTCCACGCTCTCGTGCTTCGATGATGGCGTAGTCCGTCTGCACGCCTGGATCCTGTGGGTCGAGCCCATGTTCTTCCGCCCATGCGAGGAACGCTGTTGTTCTTCCGTCGTTCCACTGAAACATGCCATAACCACCGACCGTGCCAATTCCAGGCACATAATGCTGAGGCACGTCACTTGTATCAAAGTTGTGCTCTTGCTGCATTCGCCCAAGAATGCCTGCGATTGCCTCATCCGAGTACCCCGCCGCTTTGAATCGCTGATAGGCGACCTTGCGGTTCCAGTCGCGGTCACCTTTCCCCGCAGGAGAACCATCCCCATCGCCGCTGATTATCCCCCACGCTTTCTTAAACTCTCCATTCTTCAGCGCGATGAGTGCCCGGCCGAACTTGCCGACCCTCTCGATCGCATGGTCAATCATCCGTCCCAGCTCCTCCCAGAACCGCCTGAACGGATTACTGTCGCGCATCATCGTGAGGAGCTTGTTAAATACCTTGACCGCCCCTGTCACCACACGCAAGAGGGAGGTGAATATGCTGAACACCGCGCGGATAGCATCGCGGAAACTGTAGACGTGGTCGGTCTTTCCCATCTCGCCAAAGAGGCCGCTGAACGCGATATTGATAAGGTCAAGAATAACGTTGAGCGTCTCCATCAGCGCACCTGCGAGCTCGCCCACCGCGTCGATGAGGTCGTGGTACTCCTTCGTCCGGCGCACCTCACCTAGAAGGCGCTTCCACCATCGGAAGAAGTCCTTCACCGTGCCCAGGAGAGATTCGAACATCCCCCAGAGCTTTCCGATTGCTTCGCTCAGCCCATCGACTGCGCCGTGCTTCTCCATGGATGCGTAGAGCTCTTTTGCTTCCTCAATCCATGCGGCGGCGTATGTCTCTGCGAGCTCCCAGATGGCACTGCCGAGATCCTTGACCTCAGCGATGAAATCATTCAGCGCACTCGAACCCTGGACGCGGTCGAAGAAATCCGACACAGCACCGGAGAACTCCTCCCACTTCTTCTTTGCTATTTCGATGGCTCTATGATAAATGTTACGGAGACACTCTGAGCTCGATGTAACATTACAGACTGATAAATGTTACGAAGATACTTTGAGTATCGACGTAGCATTTATTTTTTTGCTTAGAAAGGAGGGATAAGAATGATGGGGATTCAGGATTTTATCTCGTATGTTGATGCTTTGCCAGCGGACTGTATAGAGGTAAAAGAAAAGGACACGACACAATTCCATCTGCCGCGAAATAATGAGATTGTGTGTCCGACCTGCGGATCACATTATGTGTATATCGATCATTATCGCACACAGCGTTTGCGAGGTCTCCCAGATACAGCTGGTGCGTATATCTACAATCGTAGGCGTTACCGGTGTACGGACTGTGGCAAAACATTCTACGAACCGAATCCATTTCTTTGCTTGCATCAGAGATCGATTGGGAATCGGCTGCGACAAATTCGAGCGCAGAAAAAAATTACGCAGAAACAGGTAATGGATGCTTGTGGCATTCCTCTCTATTTGTATAAAAGGTATGAGAACGACTTTCATCCAGAAGTGCCGCCGACCTTGGTCGCAATGCAGATCGCCAACTATCTTGGTACGGATGTCTTGGAGATATGGGGCGATCAGCTGGGTGGGGGGACGGCTTGATGTACGTACTTGAAAATCGCCTCAAGGAGATCCGTCTTGCCCAGGAAAAGGAGCAGGCTGAGATCGCCGCTTCTGCCGGGGTGTCACGCAGTACGTACATACGCTATGAGGCGGGATCGATATTGCCGAATCTGCTCGCAGCACTGCGCATCGCCGATGCGCTTGGAATCGACAATCTGCGTGAGATTTGGACATATAAAAATCCGCATTGACCGTACATCAATGCGGATTGGAGGAGGTAAGGATGAAAAGCTCTGCGACCGAACTGCCATCTCCACCACCAGTTTCGTTCCCAGCGTAGCAAAATTTTATTAAAATTGCAAGGGTATTTTGCCATTTCCTAAAGAAAAGGAGGATTGCTATGGAAAAGCAGCTTTCCCGCTATGCACTGATGCAGCAGAATGCTGCGCTGGAGCAAAAGGTGGAATATCTTGAGACCCTTATCGAAGTGTATCACATATCGAAGTTTGAGGAGAATTTGTACCGATTGAAGCTCAATATCCGTTCCGGTGTGCGGCAGCTATCTTCGGAATTTCTGGCGATGGAGCACGATCCGCAGAACGCAGAGCGTGTCCGTGATCTGATTGACTATATGCGGCAGGTCATCAGCGAGCTGGAACAATTTACCTATCACGACCGAGCGGATTCGTAGAGCTTTATAGCATAAGGAGGAATCTATGAAAACCATCAGTTTCATCAATCTCAAAGGCGGCGTTGGAAAGACGACGATCTCAACATGGCTGGCGTATCTGCTTGCCGAATCGTGGGACTTGCGTGTCCTTTTTATTGACAACGACAAACAGGGCAATGCCTCGCGTTGGCTTGGGGCAGATGAGCGAAAAGGAACGCTCACGAATATCTTGATGGACGGGGCATCGGCACGCGATGTGCTGCAACATTCGCAGTACCCGAACATTGACTTCATCGCTGCGGATATGGGGCTTGTCGAGGCGAACTATGCCGTGATCGGCGATCAGGAGACGCGGCAGGATGTCATTTTGAAGGATGCCCTTGCGGAAGTCTCTGCTGATTATGCGATTTGTGTGATTGATAATCCACCGGATATTAACATGAGCGTGTTCAATGCACTCGCTTGTACGGATGATGTCATTATTGTGACACTGCTCGAGCCTGACAGCATCGAGGGGATTCGCAAAATGCACGATCAGATCACGGACGTTCAACAGTTTAATCCGTACCTTGCCATTAAAGGCGTACTTGTGAATCAGTACATGGCGTATCCGGAGGCAATCGAGCTCGGCAAAGAGATTGAGCGGGAGGGCTTTCCGCTCTTCCAGTCGCGCATTTCGTATGCGTCGCCGCTGGCAAAACGTCATATTTTGACGGCTGCGCGGGATCGCAAGAGCATCTTCGAGGTCTGCCCACATTGCCGTGTTGCAAGGGATGTCCTGCGCTTTGCAGAGGAGCTGGTACGATGAAAAAACATAAAGGCAGCATGATCTCCTATCTCAACCCGGCGACGCAATCGGCTGCGGTGCAGCGTTCGGTCTATCGTGTAGAGAATATCGATGCCGAGAAGATCATCCCGAACGAAAAGAACTTTTACAGCATCGAAGGCATTGAGGAAATGGCAAATTCTCTTGCCGTTTCCGATCACATGGCACCGCTGGAAGTCGTTGCAAACGGGGACGGCACCTATCGTCTGATCTCTGGCGAGCGTCGCCTATCCGCGACGCTTTGCCGCATCCGACGCGGTGAGATTGACCGTGCCGATCTTCCGTGCCACGTTCTGCCGGCGTTTACGGCAAAGGGATCTCTCACGGCGGAGCAGATGGAGATGCTCTCGATCATCTTTGCGAATAACTATCGGCAGAAGACCGTGTCGGATCAGCTGAGTGAAATGCAGCAGTTAGAGCCGATCGCGCGGGTGCTCTACGACGAGGCAAAGGAGCGAGGAGAACTCACGGATGCCAACGGAAAGACGATGAAGTTTCGCACCTTCTTCGCCGAGCACGTCCTTGCGATGTCTGAATCGACATTGCAACGGCTACAGTCGCTCTCGCAGCTTACGGATGCGTCGCGAGAAGCCTTCGAGGAAGGGCGCATCAGCAAAAGTGTCGCGGCAGAGCTGGCTTCTTTGGAGGAAGCACAGCAGGACAGCTTCATTGCCTCCGTCCAGGCAGGAGAGTACTCCGGAACAAGTGCCGATCTGAAGGAGCATCTGAAAGCGTCTTGTGACGATCCACCGGGAGAAGGCTCCACAGCAGAAGTATTTGTGACGCCTGCGGATACGGCTGCACGAACGAGTGAAGTCACCGGCGATGCTGTTTTTGTTGAGGAGAAAGAGCCGTATGACGACCTGTCGTCGGAGGAAAGCTCTGCGGCGTATGATTTTACCGCCGCTGTCACAGAAGACCGCGCAGCAGATGAGAGCGCAGAGGGGCTTGTCTCGGTCGATGCAGGTGAGCCTCTTGCGGAGGTCTACGAGGAGACGCAGGGCGATCTCGTTGCAATGATTCCTGAAGAAGAGGAGGAACAGGAGGAAGTTTCGACGCAAGGGATGACTTCGTCAGCCAATAGCGAAGAGCGCTTGTCGGAGGAAGAGCTTACCCCAAAAGAAGCTGCCAATACGCTGCTGCGTCTTATTGAGGAAATGCAGCAGGACAATCGCGCACAGGATGCAGCCGCCCTTGTCTTTGCACTCCAGACAATGAAATATCGCTATGCGTGGATCAATGATTTTGTGGATAAAGTTCAGAAAACTGGAGTATGAGGTTGACTGCGCTGAATGTTTCAGAACGAGGTGAATGCTATGCGATTGAAACGCCGTATTACGAAGGTACTGGCGTACATGTTGAAGTACCTAAGCAAAAATTGTCTATTAGCAGTCAATGATGATGATGGTTCTTTTCTTGTTACAAAAGGCAATCGACCTATGGGCTTTGTTACAAGTCTTGAAGGGAGATTCGTGTTTATCGCTGGATCGATTACACAGTCGAAAAAGGGGGATTTCTTGGATATAAGATACTATCTCCAATCGAAAGGTGCATATATCTTAGACCCTCTTGCAACTTATGATTCGCGCTACTCCACATTATCATATAAGAATTATATGGTTCTTGCTCTGGCGATGATACAGTGTGCAGATTTGGTTTATGTCGTTGAGGAATTGAAAGATGAAAAAGAGGTAAAGGAAGAACTTGCTTTCGCAGAGTGCATAAAAAAAGATATTTGGTCAGGCTTTGTTCCAACTGAGATGAAGCTCTCTCAAAGACACTAACAGCACTTTATGGGAAGGAGAATAAATGAAAACAGGCGAGTTTGTCATTACTTTGAAGGGGATGTTTTACGGCCCCAAAGATAGAAAGCTGTATAGAAAAATCAAATCCGCTATGCCCTTTCTATCTTATAAACAGATTACTTTTTTTATCGGTTCATGTAACGCTATCCTGATGCTCCTTTATATTATTGCTCTATATTTTTGTGTCCGTCTCATAACCTCTGAACAATTCTTAGATTTTTTGACACGTTGAGCCGAATGGCGCTGCGGGATTAGGTCTGCATGAAAGATCTGTGAGGAGAATTACCCATGAATCTTGAAGGGAAAATAGTATTCATCTCCGGTGCGATCACCGGCGTTGATGGATATAGGAAAATTTTTGCTGCTGCGGAACAATGGCTGCTTGAGCAGGATTGTACTGTACTCAATCCTGCCGTGCTGCCGCCGAGCGGTCTGGAATGGAAGCAGCTGAGATTATCTTGAACCTGTGTGATGAACTGGGAAAGAAATGTCGAGACAAGGAAGTCATAGCCCTCACAAAGGCGCTGATGTCTCTTTATACCATGGACGATCTGAGGCAAGACGCAAAGAAAGAAGGACACTAATGAAAACAGAGGACATTTTACTGATTATTGCAGTTACCTGGTTATCTATGGGCGTTTATCGAGCAGATGATGAGAAAGAAGCCCTAATCTACGCTGCGGGAATCATTACCATATTTCTGTGGCTGTTGATTCAAATTTATCACAAAAGCATGGAGGTAGGCGATTATCGTCTATTGGTACAGGTGATAATTATTACTTTTGGGGCTATTGTCATACCATTTATAAGCCCTTATGTATTCACGTTCATACATTCTTTACACTGAAACACTTATAGGGAAGGTGAGTGAGCTATGAATCTTGAAGGAAAAATCGTATTCATTTCTGGTGCGATCACCGGCATTGATGGATATAGGAAGATTTTTTCCGCTGCGGAACAATGGCTACGCGAGCAGAATTGCACGGTTCTCAATCCTGCCGTGCTGCCGCCGAGCGGGATGGAGTGGGAGGCGTATCTGCGCATCACCAAGGCGATGGTGCGTGAAGCAGATATTGTCTATGTGCTCCGAAACTGGGAGCACAGCAGAGGCGTCAAGGAGGAGCTTGCTCTCGCAGCGCGTCTTGGCAAGGAAATCATCTACGAACCACAAGAGGCGGTCATTGTATGAGAAAATTTATGATCGCAGAAAAGGCAAATATGGGAAATGCTCGCGTGCTTTATCCGTATTATCGTATTGGTTTTGGGGCAAGAGACACTGCCATAAAGCAATTCCTCGAAAGCCCTTTTTGGTGTGGTCTTTGTCCTGAAGATGAAGATCTGGCAGAAGAGCATTACACTGAGGAGGCGGCAGAAGAGTTCTTTGTAACCTATCAAGTCTTATTTGACCATGAAGGAAAGAATGTTCTTGCTCCTCAATGGCTTGTAGATGCAATGAACGAGTAGCTGTTATTTTGCGTATTGAATGAGGACGTATGAAAAAACATACGAGGCAGCATTTCAACGTATGCTTGATAAGAGACGTACAGATGGTTTTCCTGCACAATGGGAGACCGGTGCGGATGTTATGAAAGGGCTGTCATGAACAGAAAACTTTTCTCTGTGGGAGCAGTGCTATTCCTGTTCCTACTTTTCCCGTTCTGCGTTCATGCAGCCGATCTTCCTGTGACATCGGCGTTCGGTTGGCGCATCCACCCCATTTCAGGCGCGTGGAAATTCCATACCGGCGTTGATCTCGGCTATGCAGAGGGGACACCGATTCCTGCGCTCTTTGACGGCGTCGTGGTCGAGTGCGGGAACAAGGAGGACGGCTATGGGAATCAGGTGCTTTTATACCATCCGGCATACGACACATATACACGGTATGCGCACATGTCAGATGTATATGTGTCCGTCAATCAGTACATAACGCAGGGCACTGTGATCGGGCTTGTAGGGGCAACAGGATATGTAACGGGGGCGCACCTGCATCTCGAATATATCGTTCGGGGTGCGAATGGTGATTATGTCTATGCGAATCCGCTGATATTGTGGCAGTAGTTCTGTTTTCGGCAATTTAGGAGGATAACGATGGATAGACGCTTGATGCAGGAACCGGGAACGCTAATATCTCGATACCCATTTAATAGACTGGATATAGGCGATCGCGTGTTCAGCGAATACTACGGTTTTGGAAATGTTGTCTATACATATATTTTAGGACTTTGTGTCATACGGTTTGACAAGTTTAATACTCAACTACGAGCAAGTTATATGTGGATTGATGGCAAACATGTGGAGCTTGTGCCGAAAGGCTACGGGCTGTGGGGAACAAATGATACGCGCTTTGAAAGTGATCGGGATGCTCAGGTCATGTTTGTTCCCGACAAGTTTTGTGAGTTCTGTATCAGATTTGTTCCGGCAACTATGTGTATGGTATGTATTCGTTTTGATCAATATATTGTTGAACGTATTGCACAGATAAAATCTTGGTTCATATCGAAGGAGCAACGTCAACAACGACAGGCACTCATTATAGAAGAAATGATGAAGTGTCTGAGAAAGGTGGAGAACGATGGCAGCGACAAGCCTTCTGATTTCGGAATCCCCGCTCACCGTTCAGCCGAGCCTTGCCGTTCTGCTCGGGTTGAATGA